CATCCTGAAAAGATTGATATTCCTTCTTATGCCGGGAAGAAGATAAGTGCGCTACTGTTTCCTCTTACTTCCCACTTAGTTGTCGAAAAAGAGGAGGAAGAGTGGGTGGACGACCGGATGCGTTGGTATACAGTAAAGCGATACAGGGTTCATTCCGACACACACATCGAAGAAATTCCGCTTGTCCAGGAAGTTGAGTGAAGTTGAGTAAAGACAAAAAAAGGCTGGCGTGGGAACTCGTCACATAGCGAGCCCACGCCAGTCTTTTTTTAATGTTGCATGAAGCCATTTGAGCGCACATAGTCACATAGCACAGTCACATAGCACATGCGAGGACGCATGGATTTGCGTCCTCGGCGTCTTCGTTTTTATGCGCATGTATTGAATGTGGCGCAAAAAACAAATATGGAGGTGGTGCATATGATAGTAACTGTTGCTGGTGTCAAGATGAGCTTCAACACTTTCTTGAAGATAGTTGATGTTGTCCAGGAACGCACGCGAGAATGGGTTGAAACTATGTCTGACGTGAAGCTATTAAACAGCTTGGACGAGAAAGCAGTAGAAAGGCATGTGCGGCTTGAGCTTGAGAACATACTCAAGCTCAAGCGTGGGCGTGACGTCCGAGTTGGGGATAGGGCGTGGAAGCGCTGGCGCAAGATTTTTGCGCCAGCGTGGTTTGTGCGCTCGCTTCTTGATATTGCGAGCTTTCGAGCGAGAATAGAACAAGAATAGCGAGAGATAAAGTGCACATAAAAAAAGAGAGCGAGGACGCATATAGAGCTCGCAAAGAAAAGAACGCGAGAGAGTTAGAGCGCTCGCTCTTGCGTCCTCGCTTTTTTTATATGTGCGTATTAGTATGGAGGTGGTGCATAATGAAAACGAAGCTTGAAAAGGCGGAGAAGGAGTTGCGTAGGCTAATTATCATTGGGCTTGCCGCACAATGTGGCAAGCTCAAATTGCTGAAGCGTCCAAACTCAAGTAGAGCTCCAAAACTCAAGAGGAGGTGTGCAAGATGGAAAGAATAATAAACCTTGCGCGCATGATTGCCGTCCTCGCTTCTGCCGGTGCGTGGACGGCAGCAAGGTTGTTAACTGAAGAGCTCCTTCAATCATTGCGTCAACTTGAATTACTACAACAACTTGAAAGCACTCGGCGCTTGCTTCTTGCAAGCGCTAAAGCCGAAAAAGAAAACTATCCATCTTCCTCATAAGAACTGCCATACAGTAGCTACTAAGCTACCAAAAGCGCAGGCACTACAAAAGTGCCTGCGCTTCTTTTTTTTATGTTCGCTTGCGCAACTACCGCCGTCCAGTCCAACAGTCCTCAGTCCAGCCGCCCATCGCCACCAGCGCCTGCGCCTGTCAACAACGCCTGCCTGCGCCCTCCTGCGCCAACAACACCTGCGCCGTCCTACGCCACGCCAGCGCCGTCCTACGCCCATCCCGCGCCCATCCTGTGCTGTCCCGCGCCCATCCTGTGCTGTCCTGTGCCCTCCTGCGCCGTCCTGCGCCACGCCAGTGCCCTCCTGCGCCCATCCTACGTCCATCCTACGCCCATCCTGTGCCCATCCTGTGCAGGACTGCGCCTGCCAGCCGGCGCAGTCCTACGCCCTCCTGCGCCTGCCGGACTGCGCCCTCCTACGCCGTCCGGCGCCAGCCGGCGCCACGCCAGCCGGCGCCGTCCTACGCAGTCCGGCGCCTGTCCGGCGCCAGCCGGCGCCAGCCGGCGCCCTCCTGCGCCGTCCGGCGCCGTCACCAGACGGCGCGCCAGTTGCCCCCGAAGGGGGCAGTCACCCAGTAGGAAGCTACCTCACACATCATTTCCTTTCATTTTACACTCTTCCCACTCTTTTTGTCAACTCAATCACCCAAAATGAGGTCATTATGAGGAAAATTTGTGGGGCACGTGCATGTATTACATGCACTTTTATTCTTCATCCATGTTTTGTGGCAAGTTGGGGTATGGAAACTTTATTTGGTTTGCTCTAATTGTGTCGAGTTTTATGTTATGGAGTTCTTCTTCTGATGGTTTTTTTAGCACGATGTAGTGTATGATTTTTCCATACACTTGGAACACTGGGACCCAGCCGTAGTATCGGCTATCGTATGAGAATGGGTGTTCGCCGAGCACCCAGATTTTGTCGTTTTGTTTAGCGACTACTCTTTTGACGATGTGTAAGATTTTATTGTCGTCGGTAATTCTTACGTCGACCAAGTCACCGATTTTGATGTCTTCGATGTCCTTGTAGTTTTCGAAGTGATATCGTTTCAAAAGTGCGATACTGAGTGTGCCGAGTGTCTTATACATTGAAAGTCCGTGTGTTAGGACTGGGACGTAATGGTAATCCACGATTAAAGTGAAAGAAGTTGACAAAGCAAGGCAAATACAAAACAAGACAACTTTGCGTTTTATTCTCACGTAATTATTCCTGCTCATTTCCTTCAGCCTTCTTACCTGAAAATTGCTTAACAATGTCTTCAACTGCTTGTCTACCGGCGAATGCGGCGCTAAATGCAATGATAGGGGATTGGTCGACGATGATACCGAGTATGATACCGAGCATCAAGTCACTTAGAAAGCCAAGAGCGATTTTATGTCCTTTTCTTTTTGGCAGTTCGATGAAGCCACTGATACAAGCTCTTGCAATTGCGCCAGCAGCACCAGCGAGTGCGAAGATGACCGTCTTGTTTGCGAGCAATGCATGTAACATACCACATCACCGTTGCCTAATAGATGATGAGCCAATCTAAGGCTCGGCACATTGCAAGAGCCACCAACAGGTTGAGTTGGCGCTCCTTTAGCGTTATCCCTTTTCTGTGCAGTAGTAACGAGATATTGTATTTTGCAAGTGCGTGTTCATGTTCAAAGCACCGTGTCTTATACAATGCCCATAAAGCCGCTGTAATTATTTTCCGTGTAAAGAGCTTACTTTCTTTCCACCCCATCTCACTATTTATGTGCACCAGCAGTGTGATGAGTGTCTCATTTAGTAATTCTTTCCAAAGCTTCATGGAAAATGTTCACCGCCAACTCAACAGCAAGGTTGATTTGGCGCTTCGTAAGTTGCCTACCCTTCTCTTTAAGCAATGCTTCAAGCGCTTTCTTTGCTTCTTCAAACTTTTGAGTATTTGTATACGGCTTCTTGTCAAGTTGCTCTACAATCACAAGTAGCACATCTTTCAGGTCACCGACCAAGTATTCAAGTGATTTTTCCATGTAGCGCCTAAGGAAGTATTTTTCGATTGTCTTGAACACCTTCTTAAGTATCATTTTCATCGCCTCCTGATGGCAATGGTATGATTATCTCATCTGGCGTCACAATCATAAATTCATGCTCCTTGATGAAGCCAAGTTTTTTAGCCGAGTGCATTGTCAATTTAGCGGCATATACGAATATTGTGCCGTAAAATTGCACTCTAACCCAATCAACAATTTCGTCAACAATGTATGCGATGAACAAGTCCCATGTGAATTTAATCTCGTTCCATATTCTCTTCAACAGCGACATCAATGACACCTTCCTTTTTCTTCTCTCGTGCGCCACCCGATTGTAGTATCTTGAAACGAAGCACCGTCTGTTGCAAATCTGTTGTGCCTTGATAGCATGGGTGGCGTGCTTGCAAGAATTTTACCATTGCAGTGGTGTCGTCTTGCAATGCACGCTCAATGAGCTTGCGCTCTATCCTGAGTGCCCAAAAGTCAAAGTAGTTCCTTATGGCTTGTGCAACCTCAGGGTAGACTTGCACAAGCTCATCTATGTCCGATTTAGATATACCATATTCTTGCATGATGTCATCGAGGAAGAAGCCTTTCCTTAGCCCACCTACGATGACATCACGCGCCTCTTCTTTCGTTAATGCGCATTTTGTATTGGCGAGTGCCAGCCCAACTTCAATCTTACTTACACACGGACGTGCTTCTTCGGAAGGAGCCTGTTTGGACCCTTCCCGCCCTTCGAGACGACCTTCTTCTCCTTTGGTGATTTCTTCTTTGGCATGCATGCTCTCCCTCCTTTTGCGCTACACTTAATTAAGGGTGATGAAACAATGCTTATGCTCACTGACATTGACAGCCTAAAGCACTTCCTCATGAATGCAAGTATAGCGCAACTACAGCAACTTGTAAAACAGACGAAGATGCATCAATGGATTGTCCATGCGCTACTTGTTGATGCGATTGATAACCGTGATGATATTGACGATGAGCAGAGAAAAAAGTTGCTTAGTGAGATTGGGTCACGCTACAAGCTCTATCAATTGCGTGTTGTCTACAAAGTCTTTGGTGCAATTCCAGAGAGCTACAGTGCACCAATGACATCACTCTTTTGCTTGCACATGTTATGTCCTGACGAGCCACCTGAAAAGCTCGTGCCATACGCTTACATGAAAACTTCGGCACACTGGACGAAGCTCTATAGGCAATATCGGTGCACTGCTAAGCAGAAGCTCACTATCAATGACATTGAAGCAACTTTAGATGGCTTTGTGAAGACGACAAGGAGCGTAACAATCTCAAGACAACACCTTGCCGACCTTATTGTCACTTCATTTAACACACCACTTTCGTTTGCTTCTTTTATCGCCTATGTTGTGTTCAAAATGCGTGACAAACTACGTGAATGTGGGTATAGCACAATAACAGCAACACAACTTTGGGTGCTCATTACAAGGCGCATCTTGATTGAGAAGGTGAACTTGGTTGGTGTGAAAATCGAAATCGATGATAGCATCTGGGATGACATTGAGGCGATAATAGAGGCAACCGCTGAAAGGAAATTGAGCACATTCGATGGTAAGCCATTGGAGGTGTATGCACAAGATGATGCAAAAAGAGATTGAGCTAACGCCAAAACAAGCAATGTTTGTGCAGGCACGCCAGCCTGTGTGTATCTACATTGGTGGCTGGCGTGCTGGAAAGACATTCGCAGGCTGTTGCAAGGTGCTCCATTACATCTTGCAAAATCCAGGTGCGTGCGTCTTAGTAGGCAGGAAGACATACAGGGAGCTATATGATACGACGCGTGCAACATTCATGCAAATCTTACCGCCTGACTGGCTCAAGATGTATAAGCACTCAGAAGATAAAGCGGTGATACAGCCAAGCCGTGATGACCCACCTTCAATTGTGCTTTTTAGGGCACTGGATGAGTTTCAAAAGTTTGGCTCCCTTGAGCTTGCAGCGTGTTATATTGACGAAGCTACTGAGTTTAAAGACGATAGCATTTTCAATTTCCTCGTGGGTAGGTTGAGCCAGCGTGGCTACCCACCACAAATATGGCTCACTGCCAACCCTGCATCACCAACACATTGGCTTTATGAGCGCTTTGTAAGCAAGGCTGGTGGCAGGGATGTGTATGAAGATGAGGAGCTATTCTTTTGTCGCTCACGCACTGTTGAAAACCCGTTCATAGACCCTGCCTATGTTGAACTGCAACTGAAACAGATGCCACTTAAGTGGCGTCAAAGATACTTAGAAGGTGACTGGGTTGAACTTGAAGGCTATGAGCCCATCTTCCCCGAATACAATGAGGAGCACCGTGCACACAACTTGAAAGTGAGCCTTGCAGTGCCACTTTACCGAGGTTGGGATATTGGGCATGCACACCCCGCGTGTGTAATTGCACAATGGCTTCCTGTGGCACAAAAGTTCAATGTGTTGTGGGCTGAGGTGCAATCAGGTATGTGGATGGGCGACTTCCTTAAGTATGTTGAGACTGTGACGCATGTCCTAATGAGCGAAGCATTAGCTAATACAGACCCAACCTCGGTAGTATGGGGTGCACGCTTTTCAATCATTGATGTTGCAGGGCATGATGCAAAAGCTCATTATCCAACTTCAGACAAAAGTGTCATTGAAATCTTTCGGGAGCATGGTATAACACTTCATACGGTGTATTCCAACATGCTTGATAGAGTGCGAGCAATGCATGAACTTCTAAGCAAGCGCTCAAGAGAAGGTGGAGCAATGTTGCAAGTTGATGTTGAGCGCGCTAAAATAATTGACGATGGCTTCCGTGGTGGGTATTCTTGGAAGCCCACCGATACTGGAGAATTGAAAGTTGACACAAGGCATATTAGCGTTCACGCCATGGATGCGTTAGGCTTTATCATTCTTAAGGCGATGCCTTGGACATTGCGTGGCACACAATCATCAGTGCCATTGATTGATGTGCCATCGCCAACATACGGGGTGATTTAAGTGCCACAGGAATGGCTTGACAAAAGTATGCCCGAAGTTGAGTTTGACGAAGGGCGCATATTACCTGAAAGCTTCTATGTGAAGTTTGTCCAAGACTTACAAAGGTGCTCAAAGAACTACCGCCTGAACTGGGAGAATAGAGCAAAAGAAGCATGGCGCGTTTATAGACAGGAGTATGACTTTAGTGCAAAGCGCCCTTGGCAGGCAAAGACATACATTCCTAAGCTCACGAAGGCTGTTGAAGTCGCAGCTGCTATCTTAAAAGTTCTCACGGTGCAATCACGAGCCTTTTTTAGCGTTGACCCAATAAGGAACACTCCAGTAGACCTTGACATTGCAAAATCTATTGAACGTGTGCTATGGCATGTGCTTGAAGAAAATAGATTTGTGGAGAGCTTCTATGAAGCGCTCATTGTTGGCTTAGTTACAGGCATGCTTGCATATAAAGTATACTGGCACACAGAGCAGAACATCGAGTGGCAGTTATCGGCGCTTGGCTTGATGCCAAGTGTAAAAAATGTTGCAGGTGTAAGAATTGACTTAGTTGACCCATTAGACCTTTATCTTGACTGGACTGGCAAAGATACATTTGCCATCCACGAATTCTATCTTGAACTTTCAACAGTGAAAGCGCTTGCAGAGGTTGGCTACTTTGACCCAGACAAAGTAAAGGAGCTAAAAGGTTCAGGGGTTGAAGATTGGGCAAAGACAAAAGGCACATTCATTCCAACATCGCCATACAAGAAGCATGTGAAGATTTGGGAATTTTGGGGCACGGTGACAGATGAGGATGGTAATATCATTCATCCAAACGCCTACATGGTGATTGCTGATGAAGATAAGCTTCTAAGAGGACCGATACCTAACCCTTATGCGCCATTCAGGCATCCATTCATCATTGCAGCGCCATTTTATAGACCATTCCTTGTCTATCATAAGGGCTTAGTGCATGATGCGATAGAGCTACAGCGTGCCCTAAATGAGTTCATGAACTTCATGATTGATGCATCACGCTACCATGCATTACCAATCTTTGTTGTGCAACTTGATATGCTTGCAAGACCCGAAGACATCTTAGAAGGCATCATGCCAGGCAAGACTGTGCTCTTAAGTGGTGCAATACCACCTAACGCATCTCCAGTGACGGCAGTCAATGTTGGTGGCATCACGCAAGAGATTGTGAACATCTATGCCATACTTGAGCGTGAGATACAAAATGCGACTGGAATTACAGAGCTTTTGATGGGCACACAGAGTGCGCGTGGGCGTCCAACTGCAACTGAAATTGTGACTGGTAGAGAGCAAGCTACAGCGCTTGTTGAAGTTATTGGACGAAACATTGAAGACCAATTGCTTGAACCACTACTTCAGCGCATTTGGGTTATCCTCACACGCTTTAGAGACCAAGTCACTGATGAAGAGTTGAAAGAACTGCTTGACAAGATTGAAGAGTATGCACAAGAACTTGAAGACCCAAGTGAAGTATGGACACGACCTTACAAGTTTAGGGCGCGTGGTATAACGACGATAATGCAACGTGCTGCGCAGATTAACAAGCTTGCAAGCTTCTTGCAACTCATACAAGCGTTCCCGGATGCGACGCTTGCCATCAAGTGGTATAATCTACTTGTGGAAATGATTAAGTCGCTACAGTGGCAACCTGATGAAGTGCTCATACCTGAAGAGGAATTTGAAGCAAAGAAGCAACAAATGATGATGATGCAACAAATGATGGCAATGTTGCAACAAGCAAGCAAGGGTAAAAAGAGAGGTAGTAAAAGGGCACAAGAGCGCCCTGGCACAATGACAGAAGCTATTGGTGGCGAAATGCCACGCACTGAGTAATAATGTATTCAGGAGGTGATACTGCATGCCTAAGCAAGAAGTCGTTGAAGAGAACCCGTTAGAAGGTGTAAAGCGTATCAGCTACGAAGTCACTGTGAATATGCTTCCACCAATTGACGATGTGGAAGAGAAAAAGGCGCGTGTCAAAGAAAACACAGCGTTCAATGAACCACTGCGTCCTGCATCTCCTTGGCTGAAGAGGCATCGTGCACGTATAAAAGCCAAGCGTGCGAAGGAAGGTGATTAAAATGCCTCGCAAGACAAAAAGGCGTGAAGGTAGCGCAAAAAGAAAAGCTACACTGGCATCGAAGGAAATCCAAAAGCTCATTCGTGAATATAAAAGGACTGGTAAAATGACAACCTCGCGTGCAACATATCGCCCTCGTAATTTGGAACACGCACGCAAGATTGCAGCTGCTATTGCATATGGTAAGCATGGTTTAGGCAGAGCAGGTGCAAGGAAGCGTGCAAAGAATGCGTCCAAAAAGCGTAAGAGGAGGTGAACTGTAATGCCACCGCGACGAAAGCAAACACAAGTGCCACCGACGCCACCAATACCACCTATGAGCATATCTGGTGGTTTGCCGTTAGACATACTTGGTGGCATTGTGCCTACGGGTATGTTTCCACCAGCAATACCAGAAGAAGCTGGAGAGCCAGCGCGCAGGCGTAGTAGAGCTACAAAGCGTGCAAGGACGACAAAAAGAAATGCAGCAACAAAAACAAGGCGTGCAAGACGAAGACAAACTACAGAAGGAAGGGGAAAGAAAGCTACTACACGAAGAAGGACAACAAGAAGGACAACAAGAAGGACAAGAAGGCGGTGATAAAATATGCCGACACTCACATCAAGGCTACTTGCTCGTGGCTTAGCAGTGCCCAAGTTGGCGCGTGCACGCAAGCCACGCAAGCCAAAAAAGCCACGTCTAAAGAAAATACGTATGCCAAAGTTAAAGTCATCAATTAGAGGTGTGCGCCTATCTACTAAAAAGAGAGGACGCACAAGGTTACCTAAACTAAAGGGGTTTAGACGAGCAACGCGCATAACTGCGCGCATAACATCCTAATAGGGGGGTGATTGTGATGCGTTATAAAGTCGTGTTATCTTTCGTTGTAGGGATGGTGATTGCTATGGTTGTGGCATATGCAAACACGCTTGATGAGCTTGTAAAGTGCACGTGGTCACTTGAGAGCACATTAGCGCGTGGCACTGGCACATTGTTCAAGTCACCTAAGGATGGCAAATGGTATTTCTTGACTGCGGGGCATTGTGTTGAAGACTTGCGTTCTGAGCAAAAGGAAGTCAACCCTGAAGGAAAGGAGATTGTAAAGGAGAAATGGGAAGATGCATACATTGTGCAAAAAGTAACAGCAATTGTTGATGACATTGAGACTGAGGTTGGCACAGTAAGGCTTCGTGCTAAAGTTGTTGCCTATAGCAAGTTTGAAGACGAAGACCTTGCGTTGCTTGAAGTGTATGCTATGCCATTTGAAGCGGTTAGTGCGCAATTTGCGCCACCAGACTTGCAACTTCAACTTGGAGAGCAAGTCTGGCATGTGGGCAATTTACGTGGTGAACTGACGGCATCATTGACTGCAGGTCATATCAGTGCAGTTGGGCGCATTTACAAGTCAAAGCCATTCATTCAAACGACAACTGTTGCAGTGCCTGGGTCGTCTGGCGGTGGAATTTATGTTCAGCGTGATGGTAAATTCTATTATGTGGGTATGATTACACTTGGTGATGCACAAGCAAGTAACATCAACTTTGCAATTCCGTTCCAGCGCATAAGGAAGTGGCTACACAAAGTCGGGTATGCACATGTGATAGGTGATAAGGATGAGCAACAATCTAATTGAGGCGCTGTTTGATGAACAAAAGTATCAGTTTCTGAAAGAGACACTACCATCGTGGTTATTTGACCATTTCAAGAGAGTTGCGTTACAATATATTCATGACTGGCTTTCTGGTAAGCGTGATGAAAAAGAAGTGCGCATTGCACTTGAGACGCTTGTGTCGTATCATCAAACGTTGGCGTTAATTCTCAAATCGGAGGTGTAAAGCATGGCTTGGTATGACGATGAAGAAGAGCGTGAAGCAGAACAACCAGAGCAACAAAATGAGGTGACTGAGAAGTTGGAGCAAATACAGCAACAACTAAATGAGTGGCAAAGACAGCTGTTGCAAAGTGTGCAACAGCAACCATCACAGTCACAGGTGCAACAACCATACTATCAATTTCAATCAACACCACCTGTGGCACAACAGCCACAGCAAAGCATTGATGAAAGTGTGTATGAGCAGTTAAGCGAGCTCCTTCATGAGAACCCAAAGGAGTTCGTGAAGGCATACACACAAGTGGTTCAAAATCAGTTACAACAGACCTTGGGTATGGTATATAGAACAGTGGCAGAGCTAAATGCATGGCGACAACAGTTACAGTTGCAACAGCTTGCACAACAGTTTTATGCTACCTATCCAGACCTTGTTGGCTTTGAGACGATTGTGCAAGCTGCTGCACAAAAAGTGTATCCGCAGAAAACGTGGACGAATGCACAAGAATACTTTCAAGCTGTTGCTGAAGAAGCACGGCGCATGATTAGGGAGATTGCGGAGAAGGCAGGTGGCAGAGTTGAAGCTCGTAGTAGGCTTCAACCTGCAGGCTTGCCTGCTCAATCTGGAATAACATCGTCAGCTGTGACACAACCATCAACGCCTTCACCCGAGTTTGTGGAGGCGATGATGGAGAACCTTAACAGACAATTTGTTGAAGAACTTGAGAAGGTAGTCAGACAAAAAAGGAGTTCACCTCCGCCTCCAGTGACGCCATCGCGTCGTCGCTGATTGGCGCACTGGTAGCACATCGTTGTGTGACAATGGCGAGGTGAGTGCTCCAAGAAATTCCTGCATAACGCAGGGGTGATAGAGCATGCCAGCGCAAGTTTACGGTGTGCCAAGACTTGGTGGAGTGCTCGCCTTGCCATCATTAACTGCTGAAGTTCGCAAGGCAGCACTACCACGATTTGTCTTTCGTCAATTTGTCCGCCCAGTTCAGGGCTACGGCAAAAATAAGGGCGATGAAATTCGTTTCCCACGCCGTAGTGGTCTGGCTGGGTCAGGGCGCAGGCTGGCTGAAACCGAACTCATCCCAGTGACAGGGTTCACGATTGACTACGGAACCTTGCTTGTGGATGAGTATGGCAACGCAGCAGCCTGCACACTCAGGTTGACAACCTTAGCTGAGATTGACATCCAGCCACACATCGTTGACGCTTTGCGTGACGATATTGTGGCTACGATGGACAAGGAGATTGCTGCAGTTGCCAAGAAGACAAAGATAAAGTATGTTCCGACATCACCAACTGGCGGTGTGTTCCTTACCAACGGTGAGTTCAAGGACAGCAATGGCAATCCCGTCGTAGCTACGAGCAACTTGACGACGGCACATGTCAAGGACATCGTTGATTACTTACAAGGTTACTTGCATGTGCCAGGCTATGACGGTGAGAACTATGTCTGTGTCCTGACGACCAAAGCACGCCGAGGCATCATTGACGACAGTAACTTCGTGCAAGCTGCCCACTATGGTGACCCAGAGCGTCTGTTCAGGTATGAGATTGGCTTGCTTTACAACACAAGGTTTGTGCACTGCAACAACCCAGACGCTTTGAACAACGCCGTTGGGCAAAATGGTGTGCTTGGCGAGGCTTTATTCTTTGCGGACGACCCATTAGTTGAAGGCGTTGCTCTGCCTGAGGAAATCAGGTCAGAGACGCGTGACTTAGGTCGTCAAACGGTCATTGGCTGGATTTACATGGGTGGTTGGGCGCTCACTTGGGATAGCAACAAACCTGGTGAGTGCCGTGTAATCCATGTTGGCTCTGCATAATCAACAGGGGGTGATAAGTAATGCCATACAGCGAACAACATAAAGTGCACAAGACTATCTATCTCAATGTGAACACAGCAAGCACGGCAAAAGTTGTTGATGCTGTAATGCCAGCTCCCATCGTTTTGAAGGGTATACAGTCTGTGGCTGCTACTGCGGGCTCTGCGGACGCCAGCATTGTCATACAGGTTGACGGGACTACAGTTGCCACTGTCAATGTCCCTGCCAATGGTGTTTTCGCCACCAACCTTAATGTTGTTGTAAAGGCAGGGCAAAGGCTTACAATTCAAGGCAGTGGCACAACTGGTGGTCCCACTGTCACCTGTTGGCTCTGGTGGCGTGACCACTTTGACCCAGAGCAGCTCACAGGCGACTACGGGTGGGCTGGCTGGAAATAACTAACTACTGATGCTTGAAAATAGAGTGCCAGCCTAACGCCATAAGTGGCGTGGCTGGCACTCTTTGTATATGTGAGGTGGTAAATCATGCCACTACAATGGAAAGAACCGCATGAGATTATTACGACGCGTCCATTTGGTAGGATTTACCACCAACGAGGCAGATTTTTCTATCCAGATGGTAGTGAGATTTATGATGTAGAGCTAATCATCAAGATGCTTCAAGTGCATTCACACTGGCGTAAGAAGGCTGAGGAGCTTGCAAAGAAGCACAAGCTCACACATATCCTAAGAACGAGGTGGTAAAAATGGCGCTTGACACAACTAAACCTTTTATGATGTTCAAAAGTGTGGACACACCGATGCTGTATTACCAAGATGGTAAAGTGTATGCTGAAAATGGCGAAGAGATACCCAAGGAAAAGGTTGTAGAAATTATTTCGCCAATAGATGCGCCATTACTTTATAGGCTACTTGACCTAATCAGCGACGAAGATTACAAACTAATTTGCACTCTCAATGCGCAAGAGAGCATGCAAGCGTTTGGTGTGGTTATCACGCCAGAGGAGCTGGAAGAAACTATCCTTTCGCTAATTGAAGAGGAGGGCATACACCAAGAAATTGTAAAGAAGGCGATTGAGCTACTGCGTAAGCAAAAGGAAGGCAAGAAAAGGAGGGCTAAAGTATGACAATTGGCGAATGTTTAGAGCAAGTCAAGCGCAACATAAGCTTTGAAGCACCACAAGTTGAAGACAGTTTACTCTTTATAGCCAATGCAGTAATGAGGCGCATTGAGCGTATGTTTGACTGGAGCTTTGAATACACTGTTGAGGCGACAAAGACACAAGATGCTCAAGGTAATCCAACTAAGATTTTGCCATTGCCTACAGGTTGCAAGCGCTTACTCTACATCACCTATCCAATTGAAGAGCCACAGTCACCCATCGTTATTGCAAGCTATGTGAGTGATGAATTTTATCTTTCACGAACGTCTCCATCATTCCAGAAAGAACCAGGGCGACCACGAGGTTTCCTTCTGAGGGCAGACCATATTGAGCTTGTGCCGACGCCTGACAAGGTTTATGACATCTTCTTGCACTACTACAAGTGGCTTCCTGAGTTTACATCGCTTCAAGACACCAATGCGCTCATACAGAGCTATCCAGACATGGTTGTTGAATTCATCACAGCTCAAGTGCTCTTTCAACTTGGTGAAACACAAGAGGCAATGGTATGGGAACAAAAGGCGACGCTCAAGCTGAATGAAGCAATTAGGCATGACAAGATGCTTAGAGTGTCACAACCTGCATACATTGAGCCATTGCCACCACAACCGTCGTTAAGTGCACTTGAGCGTTGGAAAGTCACTTTTGAATAAGGTGGGGATAAAATGAGATGGCAAATAGAAGCACATCAACTAACATATGGCATGGATTACAACCTACCCAACCTTGGTGTGCCACCATCAAACCCCGCAGACCTTGTCAACCTTGTTCCTATGCCTCATTTGAAGTCACAGTGGGGATGGGTTAAGGTTGGTGACCTACACAAGCCTACTGTGAACTTAAGCAACCCACCAGAGCAACCAGCTTACTTGCTCAATGTCATTGGCAATGTGATTTGCTACATGCCACGAGCATATGATAACAATGAAAAGTCGCACGTTGGGAAAGAAGCAATTGCGTTCATGGTCGTGCCATTACCATCAAGGTTTGGCGATGGCATTACATACGACCCAAACACAGGGCAATACATTGGTGCATACCGTAGCAAGTTCAACCTTTACAACTACTTCATTTCCGATGTAGGAGTATCACAGAGGCTATGTGCCAATAGTGCTGAGGGGTATTTTGAAGCACCTTGGGTGTATGTCATAGGTAACAGAGTTTACTCTTTTCCGCCAATGTGCCCAATACCGTCAGCGCGTGTCATCTATCCAACAATTCAATTTGTGTCGTCGGCAACTGTGCTTGATAGCAGTCCGGTAAATCCAATGGAATGGCACGACTTTTCTGGTATATTTGGTGGATGGATTGATGGTAAGGGTTATCATTTAGCGCATGAGGCTTCGTATACTGGTCAACCGCCTTTTTACTTTCCTTACAGGTTTTCCGAAACTTTTGTGGCGACACTGCGCTATATGTATTCACGTATGCGCATGCTTGAAGTCAAGCAAGGTGAAAATTTTAACTGGCTATGGTTCTCAAGGCTTGGCTCGGCGTCATGGGATAGCGCCGATGTAGGTTTTATGTTGCCACACACTCAAGGCATGGTCATTGGCTTCTATCAATCACGGTCACAGCTCTATGTGCTTGTTTCAGATGGCATCTATGTGCTTGATAGTGCTGAAGAGCCATATGTGTTCATTCCGCAACTCCTTGCATCTGGCATAACACCGATAAGCATCAAGACTGTAGCATCTTACGAGGACACAGTGTTTGTGTTGTGCCAAGAAGGGATTTACATAATTGCAGGGCGCTCTGCACAACCGTTCTCACAGGCGCTCAACCCAATCATTCAGCACATGGAAATAAACCGTCATCCAGTGTCACCAAACGAGCTTGATACAAATCCGCAATATCCACCAGCGCACTGGTGTGCAACGAACCCACGCTTCTTATTTGTGCATCTTGATTTGCCATATGAAGAGAAAGACAGGCTTTATGCATTTCACATGGCATCACAACAACCACAACTCACATCATTTGAGCTTCCAAGTGATGGCTTGCTCTATGGCGGTGTTACTGTGCCAACACTTGAACATGATTTGGTTGTGATTGACAATCATGGGCTTTATAGGGTAGCGAACATGAAGCAAGTTAACCCAGACGAAGTTCCTGCACCAACTTTGTATCGTCTAAAGTATGGACAGGTCCATAGGATACGGTATCAATCGCGTTGGTGGCACTTTGGCACAACTGCATACAAGCGTTTGATGCGTGTTGCATTTCATGGTAATGTAAAATGTGATAGACCGCTGAGGCTCGTGATTGACTATGCAGTTGAGCATCCAGATGCAGGCTATGTCACAAAGGAGTTCCAAGTATCGCCAGACAAGATGGAGGTTGATGTTGACATTACAGCGAGGTGGTTTAGGTTCACACTTGAAGGCGAAAATGTCTCAAATAGCGAGTTATTCTCGCTCGTGTTACACTATAAACCGAGAACTATAAGGTGAGGTGATTTTAAATGCCTGAAGCAACTACTCAAAATACACAAGACCAACTTACAAAGCTTTTGGGGCAACTGCAATTTCAATTGCCGTCACAAGTGCAATCACAATTTCCTATTGCATTGCCATTACAGTTGCCCGTGAATGTGTTGCTTCAATTGCAACAACAGCGACCAGGACAAACAGGACAGGCAGAACAAACAGAACAAGCACCAACACCACAACAACCTAATTTACAAATGCCAATTGTTGCACCTCCAACGATACCTAATTTGCCTGCATTAACAGAGCCACAACAGTTCATGCCACAGCTTATTCCACCAACTTACCAAGGACCGAGATGGATACAAGCACAACCAGCTCCGTTCACAGGACAACTTCCATTGACTGGTGTTACAGAAGTTCCAATGATACCTGCCTTATCAGGACCACGTTTTGCACCACCGCAGGTTGATTGGAGTAAGCTTGGGCAACAAGGACAAGATATTGCATCATTATTGCCACAACTTCTTAGTGCACTTGGAATGGCAGGGTATGGACAGCAGTTAGGGGACGTAGTCGGAGAAATTACAAGGCAAATGATGTCTATGTATAGCGACATTCTTAGTAGGGTTTTTGGTGGAATGACAGGTGGACAACCACCTACGGGAGTTCAACCGCCATATGGAGTTCAACTGCCAAGTGGCGGACAACCACTGACTGGGATGCAACCACCGCGTGGTGGTGGACCGTTCGGTTTTGAAGAAGTGTCACGCGGTGGTGGAGGTGCAGGACCAGCACAACCAACATACCCACAAGGTTATGGGCAACCGCCGATACAGTTGCCACAAAGCCTTCTCAACACTTTGCCCCAAGGTGGAACTTGGGGTTACAATCCGAACACTGGCGGGTATACTTACACATTACCTAATGGGCAAACTTATGAAATTCGTCCAGCTCCTAATGGCTGGATTGAAGTTTGGACGCCTGATGGTAGAGTATTGACATATCCACCACATGGCACTGCTCCGCTTATTGGAGAGCCAGTTCCACGAGCTACTGCAGGAGATATATTCAAACTACCTCAACAAGTGCAAACGCCAGATGGGCGCACGATTACGCTTCCACTTGGTGTAACATTGCCTCCTGGTGGGCAATGGGTAGAAGACCCAGAATATGGACAGGCGTATAAAGCGCCCGATGGCACAACTTACTTCTTCCTACCTGATGGCAGTGTTGCCATAAAGTATCCTGACGGTAGAACACAAATAGTTCCACCATCAACAATAACATCAAGAACTCCTGATACTACACCAAAGCCAGTTGTGCCTAATGTTGTGCGCACTCCAGATGGGCGCACGATTACACTTCCACCTGGTTTGACACTACCTGAAGGCGGACAATGGATTGAAGACCCGGAATATGGGTGGGCATACAAAGCTCCAGATGGCACGACTTATTTCTTCTTACCTGACGGCAGTGTTTCAGTAAGGCTTCCTAATGGCGAAACAAGATGGATACCAGCAGAGGGCATGCAAGGTGCACAACTACTTCCGCCTGGTATTCCCGAAACTGGCACTACACAACCGTTTGTAGTTGGTGCGCAATTTGGACAACAACAGCGCCCAGAGGAGCTATACCAACGCCTTAAAGATGCAATTTACCAGCATTTGTGGGGTGTGCAAACTACTGGTGGAACTCCAGACGATGCTTTGGTTGGCATATACAGCATCATCGGTGAAACAGTAGGCAAAGAAGTTCCGCAATGGGTGCAGAATGAAATACGAGACTTAATTGGAAGGCTTATAGGTTCTACTTTAGAACCGGGTGCATGGGGCGCATGGACACAAGACATGCAAGGGACTGAAAGGGTAGCTGACCAAATTGCGCATCTTGTGCAAACATGGCTTGCTTCTCCACCAGAATGGCAACAACCAACACCTACGCCACAAGTTATTCCCACCAATGAGTTTGGTTTTCCTGTTGGTGTTATTGAAGGTGGTGGGCAACCACCTGCTACACAGCTACCAGCTGTAACACAACCAAGACGAACAACTCCAACTCCTACGCCAATACAGCCTACAGTTCCAACACCACGAGTTGGGATGTCGCCATTAGACCAATACTTACAAACACGCACTCAATTGGCACAGATTTTGTATGGTATAGGTTATACACCAGAGCAAGCAATTAACTTAGCCTCAGGGCTAACTGGGTTGCTTTCACAATATGGTGGGTTTTCTGAAGACCCAGCTCAAAGGTGGAATGCTTACTCCTATTTGATTTCACACTTAACACACACTGTGCCGTATGATGAGAGGCATCGTCCTGTATGGGATTACTTCTTAACACAAATGGGAGTATTACCACCACAACGAACAAGCGTGCCTGTGCAGTTGGCTAAGGCGTCGCTAACAAGGGCATACCAGCCACAAACACTCTTATCATACCCACCACAACATACACTTCCATACAATGTATCACAACTCACTCCAACCCAAGCACAATCGCAATTGACAAATCTTTTCACACAAATGGGTTATCCATTTGACAGGGCTACACAGTTTGCATCAACTCTCACTAACATGCTTAGGATATATGGTGGCTTTAGTCCTAACCCAGTTGACAGGTTCAATGCCTACAACGCTTTGGCTGGGTATTTAAATTACGTCTTGCAAAGTGAGCCGCTGGATGTTTACCGAGTAATTTCGGACTGGATAATAAGGCAAACAGGTGCAGGAGGTGCAAGGGTGTAACATGCGCATAGATGACCTTCTTTTGCCACAAGTTCACAAAGGTGGTGCAAATATAGGTGTCATAGTGCGCACACTACAATCATGGGCACAAAATCTGGTGACGAAGTTAAGGATAGTTGCTCATAAGACTGAGAATGTAGGGATATTTACCAATGGCATGGTTACTTACATACCACAAAGGTGGAGTGATATCCAAACATACCCTGCTCCGAAGTGGATTTCAATAATAGGGCAAAGGAGTTGGGATAGTCCTCCAGAACAAATACCTTTTGACAGGTTTATTCCACTTTATGGGTATATTCAAGCCCACAATCCAAACAATGTAGATTTGACTGTAGATTACTGCTTAACTGTCAAGTGGAAAGGAAGTGGAAACAATTCAAAAGATGCATATTTACGAAATGTCGTTTTGCCTGCAAACACAACAAAAATAATTGATATTCCACCAAATGTGTGGGTATTGCTTTTTAGAAACATTTCGGGGTATCTTGGTGAGCCTACAGCTCTTGGTATTAGCTCGTGGGTTAAATACACACCAAAGTTAACAGACATCAATCACACATTTTATGTCACGCTTCTTTTGTTCCAATATCCATTTGTGAGGTGATTATGAATGCCACGAGAGCAAACAGTAATGCCATATGAAAGTGAAGCGCCAGCGATAAGTTTTGAGGCACGCCCGTATTTCCATTGGCTTGCACAAGGTTTAGCACAAGTTTTAGGTGAAGCACCGTATTTGGGTGCAGTTGCGCCATCGCCACAGGCTATAATGCAACAAGCGGTGCCGTTGTTCCAATGGTGGACAAGGCAAGTTGAAGCACCATCGCCAGAGTTTGCTACTACAGCGAGGTGGATGTATGAGCGTCCTGAGGAGACACAGCTTGTGACATGGGCGCTTCAGAACTTACAAGCTTCCACTACACCAGAGTTATCGCAACTTCAAACTTATGTGCCTGAGGTTATAAGTGCACTTGGTAGGGGCATAAGGACACCACAGTATGAGGCGCTAAAGGACATTGGAGTTGGTTATGCTGACTATCTAAACAGGATTTCGGTGGCATTACAAGATATTGCACGAAGATACACTGATGTGCTTGCACAAAGAGCATTACCACTAACTGAAGCACCAACGATTGAGAGTTTACGAGAGACAGACCCACTTGTGAGGGCACTAAGAGAGCAATGGGAGCAAACTACACAAGACCTTGTGAAGCAACTTAGGCAATCAGCAATTGTGCGTGGCTTAGAGAGGCATGGTGGCACTGGAAGGCTTGAAGAAGAGCTTCTAAGAAGGCGTGGCACAGAGCTTGATGCTACTTTGGCACAATTACTTGCACAGCGTATAGGACAACGAGAGAACTTGATGCTACAGGCATGGAATACATTGCAAAATCTTGGAGCAGCAGCAATGGGCGCATATCAAACTGCGGCTGGGCTTGCGCCAACTGCTGCGCAACTTGGCATGCAAGCCTATCTTATGCCTTGGCAGGCATATCAACAACAACTTGGGCAAGAACTTCAAAGGATGCAACTTGCAGCGCAACTACCGATGGCATTAGCACAACAACAGTTTGCACAGCAGCAAGCGCTTGCTGGGCTTGGCTTACAAGCGATGCAAGCCTACCAGCAATATCTAAGGAATGCGATGGCAGTTGAGCAAGCGTGGCGTGCACAACAACAACAAAACTTGCTCAACTTAATGAATTGGCTACAACAAACACAGGCTACTATGTGGCAACCTGCGTTGCAGGCGTTACTTGGGTTAACTGGAGTTAGAGCCGTGTATGGTGTGCCAGCTGCGCCACCAACACAAGCTCAAACTGCCATTGCACCATTAATCCTATTAGCGTTGGCAGGTGGTTTGTAATGCCAAACAAAAGGAAGGTTACAGGATACTTATACAACGAGGCAGGAGAGCCACTCTCTAACACAATTATCCTTATCAGGCTGTGTCATGGTGTGACAGCGCCACCAAACATCCTTTATAGCAGGCTTGGCATTGTTTCAAAGACTGGTGCAAATGGCTACTTTGAAGTTTACCTTGTGCCAAACGAAGAAACCGATGACCCTAACAGCTATTACGAGATGACAGTGCCATATGTTGAAGGCGACCTTAAGCTTTACCTTAGAGTGCCAAGCGGGACTACAGAGATTGATTTTCGTTCATGTCTCATTTCAAAGCCGACCACACCACAAGTTGATGTTGTGACTGGTATCGCTGTAGCTTCTCAAGCGCTACTTCATGGCAATGTGTATTTTGAAGCAGGTCAAAATGTGACACTGACACAAGACAATGCGCTAAAGAAGATTATCATCTCTGCTACTGGTGGAGGTGGTAGCACAACTAATCATAACTTACTTAGTGCCACGCATACAGACACAGTTGCAGGGACGCCAGCCCGTGGTGACATTATTGTTGCACAACTACAAGCAGACAATACAATCAAGTGGCAGAAGAAAGCGATAGGCTCAGCGGGACAGTATTTGAGGAGCGATGGGACTGATGTTCAGTGGGCAAACATTCAAGATAGCGACATCCCAAATACTATCGTTAGAACTTCACGAAGGATTAACACAGGCACAGGGTTAACAGGTGGCGGTGACCTAAGTGCTGATAGAACCATTGAAGTTGTGCCAAACACTACAGTTCAAAAAGTTGAGGTTGCAAAAGCAGGCACGCTTATTTCCACGAGGAAGCGCATCAACCTAATGGAGGGCACAGGCATCAGCATTTCTGTGTCTGACGATGCAACAAACGACAAGACAGACATCACAATAACTGCAACTGGAAGTGCTGAACCAGGACCGCACGCCTTACTTGGTGCATCTCACAATGACACAGTTGCAGGCATACCAAGTAGGGGTGACATTATAGTTGCACGATTGCAAGCTGATAATACAATTAAGTGGCAAAAGATGGCAATAGGTTCGGCAGGTCAATACTTACGCAGTGATGGCACGGATGTGCAATGGTCAAGCATACAAGATGCTGACATTCCAGCGACGATTGTCAGGACATCAAGGTGCATTAATACAGGCACAGGACTAACTGGTGGTGGTGATTTAAGTGTTGATAGGACGCTAAGTGTTGTCAATGATACAACTGTGCAAAAGGTTGAAGTTGAAGCCAATGGAACATTAATTGGCACAAGGAAGCGCATCAATCTAATAGCAGGCACTAATGTTACAATTTCAGCCACTGACGATGCAACAAACAACAAAGTCAATGTGACAATTAGTGCCATAGGAGGCGGTAGTGGTGGTGGAACTCCATTACCTACGGTATCAGGCAAATGGACATCGCCGAGTGCGGGTGCAATTGGGTATCTATGGACTTACACTCCATCTACAAACCAGACAATGTATATCTATGTTGCGAGTGTTTCTCCGGTGAGTGGCATGGGGTATGCGGAGATTGGGATTTATCGTAGCGATGGCTATTGGGAATGGGTAACATCATCTCAGTTTGCCAAAGGTAGTCCACTTGCGACAGTTTCTCTTATTTATGGCTACACTTATTCTATTGCCATCCATGACTTAACTTCCATGGGTGGTTTTGAGTATGCAGGCTTTATCACATTTGACATTGTGTGAGGTGATTTATAATGCCTGACCTTATAAGCACAGTTTTACAACTTGCGCAACCACTGCAAGATGATGTTGAAAATTTGTCGGCATCTGAGGTATTGCGCTATTATTCACAGCCAAGGCAATACCCAGCAGGCACTTCAGGGCTTTATCAAGTTGTGATGGACTTAGTTCCAATTCTACTCCTTTCACGCTCACGAAGGAAGCAAAGGCAAAAGGAGCGTGAATGGAAGCGATTACAAGAAGAAGCAAGTTTGGCGCTTGACATTTACAATAGGTGGCAAAATCTTGGACCAACGGACTATGAAGAATATTTGAAACTACAGAGAGAGGCGTTAGGTGCAATGGGCAGGTTATCATTGTCACCGTTAAGGGCATTAGTTAGTGTTGTTTCAACAACGCCGCCACAAGTAAAGGAGATACAGATGAGGCAACTTGAGGATTGGTTACAGAGGCAAAGAGAGGTTTTTCGTCAGCAACTTGCGCTACATTTTGAGCCCTTAAGACAGCTACTCTTGACCGAGATAGAAGTTGAGCAAGCGCCAAGAAAAGAAGAAGCTGTTCAAATGGCTCGCTTGAGAGTGGGAATGAAAGAGAAGCTTGCGATGACAATAGATGAGGCAATTACAAGGCTACAACAAGCCATCTCTTTACCTCAAACGTCTCAAGAAACAGCCAATGAAATTGTCAGGCTTACTTTAGAAGCAAAAGAGTGGTTAGCCGAGGGCAAACCCGAAGAAGCCCTTAAGGTGCTCTATTCGTCTCAAGACCCAACGGTGCGACAGTTACTCAATCGTGTCCTTACGGACGCTACATTTAAGCCCTTTGGTGATTACATTAGGCGAATGGCAGGCGATGTGATTGGGAATGCTACAAACTTGATTAGCAGTGAGCTATGGCGTGGCAATGTCAACAATGCAATGTATCACTACTCACAAATGATAGCCAACCTTATGCGCATAGGGTTGCCAATTGAGGAAATTAACAAGGTGGCAGACATTGTTGGTGCTTCTGTAAGAGCAGTAGTAGATGTGGGAATGAAGCAAATGGAACTTTCGCAAAAGGATAGGGAAGCAATGCTAAATGCACTAAAAGCCTTTGAAGTAGAAAGAATGCGCGCTATCAGCGGAATACAAAGAGAGGTCATCCAAGGTCAATATGGCTTGCTAAAAGAGAAGATGCAACAAGATGTAAGATTGTATGAAGCAGCTATGCGCGCATGGCAAAGCGCACAAAAGATGGCTTTAGAATGGCAACAGTTCCTTCACCGAAGGCAATTTGACCTTCACAAGATGTATATTGACAACCAGAAACTGATGATGGACTTAGAGAAACTGCGCATGGAAGGCGGTAAATACGGAGAATATTTAGTGAACCAAGTAATAGACCGTATGTCCAAGCTCGCTAAAGTGAACGAGAGTATACTGAAACACGCTATAGAGGCACAAAGCAAAGGGATACCTATTAACCCACAGTTTATCTATCAGGTTCTGCAAAACATGAGCGAAATATCCAATCATATGAACTTAATTGTAGGAACTGGAGGTAGTGGCACTTATGGTTACACGCCACGTCCTACGGTGTCTCCATCGCCCACGCCGATGGCACAGTCATCGCAACTACCTCCACTTTTCTTTGAGCCTATACCTAACCTACCATTCCCGACAGAGCCACCATCAACGCCAAACTTACCTCCTCATCCTGGTGGCTTAGAGCCATTCTAATAGAGAGGAGGGTTGAGCATGGAAGAGCTTCAAAAACTGAAGTCGCTTGAGACAAGGACGCTATTTGGGGCTTCGTATGCTTCTGAGCAAGAAAAAGAAGCCACGGCAATTTACATACTGCGGTGGCTTTACAAGTTTCATAATGGCGATGTTCACTCACTTAACCAAGCTATTCTTCAATCTGCCAACCGAATTAGAAGGAATTCTATTCCTTTGGCGTTTCAAGTGTGGTTTGGGCAGGTATTACCCGAGGATAGGAGCAAAAAGAAAGGAGAACAAAGGTGGACTATTGGACGCCTTGTGGCGACAATTCCTGAGTTCATCAACCAAATAACCCTTGAAGAGCAAGCGTTGTCACCTGAAAGACGGCGCGCAAAAAAGTTTGGCAACACTTACGCAAGACTTGGTGAGCGTGTCATACATGGCAGTGATGTTGCTAAGCTTTTATCTTCTATCACTCGGTGGATTGACTACTACTACACGATGGTGCCAGATGAGAGCATAAAAGGGCAGGCTTCAAGTTGGCGTTCGTTTATATCTGCGCCTGCTAACCAGAAATTAGTTACCGCAGACGCATGGGCAAATATGACACCAACGCAAGTAAGGCAAGCCCTCATGGTTATACTACCTCACCTAAGCAATATATTCAGGCATTCTTCCAACATTGCGTTACAAGAAGGTCAACGGCTTAACGCGCACAATCAAGCTATCAAGAGGGAGCGGAGCACTGCGCTTACTGGCACTATTGAGCTTGCAATTTATGGTATGGTTAACAAGATACACGAAATCGTCATGTCAACTGAACCAAAAACATTCTCAAGTTGGGATGTTCTTAAAACTGCTGCGATGCAAACTTTGAACAAAGTTTACACCAACAACTTCAAAGACAACAGCATGTTGATGAAAAACTTCTGGGAGCCACTTTTCAAGACCGTTGGTAGGGGAAAAGGGAGTAGAGTTATCGGGGATTTGAATAACCCTCAGAACTTACAGCTTGCTAAGGTGCACGGAATTACTGTAAATGAGAAAGTTCTCCCACCACAATACCGTGACTGGTTTAGGAAAGAAATCGCAGTTACCTCTGATGTTGAGCGTGGCATGGCGGCGTTTACCGAAGGTTTTGCAGGGTCTATAGCACGAGGGCTTAGGTTTATGCGAGGCATTGTCAAGACTGGGGCAAATGAATGGCGTGAAATTGACATCCCTCTCATTTATGTGCCAGTTATTGAAGGCAGAAACTACAGTTGGACAGAGCGAATAGCGCGCATAGGTGGTGAGGCTGTAAGGCTCTTTGTAGAAAGTGCCGTTGCAGGCGCACTTACGGCTGGGTTTGGAACTATAGCAAAAGGTTTTCGAGGTGCGAAGGTTATCGAAGAAGCGCTTGAGGCAATGCGTGTTCTTACTGCATCAAGGCGCGCACAAACATTTTTAGGTATTATGAAGTCGGCAATTCCGTTTGCCACGGTAGTTGGGTTAGAGCAAGCATGGCAAAAGTCACAAGAGGTAGAAAATCTATCGAAAGAGCTTGACAAGGTAATAAAGGCGTTTGTATCTGGTGTAGCGTCTACAGCGTCATTCATACCAATGATGGCATGGAGTGGGAGACCTGCGGCGAACCTCGTTGGAAAGGTTCTACAGAAAGAATTTCCATCGGTAATAAAAATTACAGGAATAGGGACTGCACAGCCGATTGTGAGGGAAATTGAACATCCACTTACATATGTTGCAAAAACAGCGACAGAGTGGGCTACGGGAGCACCGTTTGCAATGACAGTTGCCGATATCTTTGGGGCGGTTAAAGAGCGGCGTTTTGAGGACATTCCTCAAGTAGTTTGGGAAAATATTAAAAGAGCCCCTGAAGAAGCTCTTAAAGGTGCGCTTCTTGCAATGTTCCATGTGCCTGCATGGACATTTGAATATCAAGAAGAAGTAGCCAAGTCACGGCGCACACACCCATTACCACCGTCACCAACAGTTCCGCAAGCACCTACACCGCAAGCACCGGCGCCGACAACAGTTCCAGTGCCACAAGCGCCGGCACCGACAACAGCGCCAACTCCAACGCCAGCGCCAACTCCAACGCCAGCACCACAAGCACCGCAAGTTCCGCCAGCGCCTACTACAACACCTGCGCCACGAGCGCCAATACCTACGCCAGCACCTATGCCACCTGATATTGGCATACAGCCTACTGAGTGGCGCAATATTGATGTGAGTGAAAGTAGTAGAAGGTTTACTGAGGAGCTTTCACGGGAGCGCTTTGCACCAACTTCAAAAGCTTCGGCTAATGTATTACAAGCTGTTCAACAACTATTGCAAACTGATGTTAAGCGCATACCAGTAGAAGGCGAAGAAGTATCCCGCCAACTTACATCAGTAGTAGAGAAAACTGGCGAACAATTTAGAAATGCAGTTGGCAAGCTAACCAGAGCGCTCACATCAGCTGGCATTGATGAAAATGTGGCACGGCAAATGGCACATGAAGCGGTTGCCCTTGAGGTTCTCAACAAAGCTAAAGAAGTTGGCATTAATGTTGAACATGTATTTAGAGACCCTTTGAGGGTAGTTTCTGAAATTGTCAAGGAGCAACCAATAGATGAGAGTGCACGCAAGGAACACAGTTCTCGTGTTGTTCGTTTGTATACTGAAATTGCCAACAAACTTCAAGCCTTACAAGAGAGCGTAACCGAGGAAGGGCAAGTTAGAAATAGCGATGTGTTCCTAAGTGTGTTAATGCAACATCCGATGTGGCAACTTGCATGCGAGGCGTTATCCTCAACACAAGTTCTAAAAGATGTAAATGTGACATTCCATCCACCGACGGAGTGGCGCAAATTGCGTCGTGTTACTGTTGAACCAGTTTATGCACGCACGTTAACTGATGTCCTTCAACAAGTTGAAGCAAAAGCTAAAGAGCTGAAGCTATCACCAGAGCAAACTGAAGCGCTTAGGAGAGTAGCGCAGATATTACACTACGCTTCTCCTACAGGGGACGCCGATTACATAACGATGGCGTCATCGTATGCTTTGAATGCAATATGGGGTAGGTTAGCACAACCCAAAGCAACGCCAGAACAAAAAGCATCCATAGTGAGAGAAAACCCAGACATTGCGATTGCGATTGCCTTCAATGATGTCAATTTACTTGCGCAAGCCATCAAGAACCAAATTCACGCCTACTTAAGTGTGATGAAGCCACCAATGCTTAGAATTGCACCACAAGATGTTGAAGTTATAGCACAAAAGGCGGCGAGGCTTCTTATAGAAAGGGCTGACAGGGTGAGGCTTACGCCTGAGGAGTTTGAAAAATACATGGCACAACAAGAGATTGCTTCCAATATTGCTTTGGATATTGTCAGGCTACTTGGCAGAGTTCCTTCGGAAGCAGAATTGCGTTCCACGACCATTTATGCGGTTAACGACATCATCAACACAATAGAGAACTACAGAGGTGCGGAGCTATTCCCGTATAGACCACTTTCCGAATACTATCATGCAGTTAAAGCCAAGTTTGGAGAGCAAGTTGCCAAGAATAGGCTCATGGAAGTGCTTCGTCCTGCAATTGTCCAAGAGCTTGTAAGGCTTAGTAGGCAACCAACCGAAGAGATTAGAAACATGCTTGGTGCTATAGATGTAATGAACCTTGAGGCACTATCTTTGCTCAAGCGTGAGAAGAAAATTCCTGTTGTTGAAGAAACTGTAAGAGCGCTTGAAAAGCTTACCGAGACACCAACAGATGTTGAAGCATGGAAACAATTCGTCTCTGAAGAGATAGCGCAGGCTATAAGAAAGTATCGCGATATACCCGTGTTCAAAGCCCACACAACACGCTTACTTGGGCTCGTTAGAGGTGTCATGGCAGAGAATGCACTAACCGAAGTTCTTGACTGTCTTGACAAGCCAGTTCAAGAAGCGTTTGACAAGTTAAGAGAATTTGGTGAGCTTGTGAAGAGTGGCAAGGTAAATGACAGGGTAAGAGAGGAATACAATGTCGTTGCCAAAAACATACAAGCGCTCATTGACACTTTGGTTGCATTACATGAAGGTAAGCCATTACCTTCAAATCCGCTTGCCGATGCAATCAAAAGCTACGAAAGAATTGGAGGACCATTTGAAGGCGATGCCTTTACGATGCTTTCGTTACATTTGCTTGAAAGGCTACAACAGCTTCATCTTGCTGAAACAACTATAGCGCGTGAGGCTATGTTACGCTACTTTACCGATGTCGTAGACGCATCAATCTCTTCCACTAAAGAGCCCAAAATACCGACATATCCGTCTTATGAAACGATGCTTCCTACTGTAATGCACCAAGTATTACCGCCGAATGAGGAACGTGGTATGCTCCTACTTGAGATTATACGGAACAAGCTTGAAACTGTTGAACACTTGCAGGAGGCGCAAGTTAAAGGTATTCCTCGTGAGTATATGGATGATTACTTCTTAGGACGTGCGCTGTTTTACCTTCATCCAGAAGGCATTGACAGGAGTATATTACCAAAGGAGTATTGGGAGAACAAAGATGCAGTTGAAGCGCTAAGAAAAGGCTTCAATGATGCCAAAGCTGGCAAGCCACCCGAGATTGAACCGGTTGAAGTTAAGCCCTCAGTGCCCGTTGTAGTTGAAAGAGCACCAACTACACCTACTGAGAGACCTTCCATCGAAGTAGCAGTTGTTGACAAGCCAACACTTGAGCTACCGCCTGAAACTCCAAAGCGCAATTTTGTAGTGGAGACAGAAGAGCAACTTAGAGAGACACCATCACCGGAAGTTGAAGTGCCACCTAACGTTGTTGACACCAATATGAGTGCGCTAATAGATGATAAGCCAGTGCCAATTGAGTTGCGCCCTGTGAAGTTTGACGAGCCACGAATAGGCATTGAAGATGTAAAGAAGATGGTTGAAAGTATGGATAGGATTTTTAGAGCTCCAGAATTTGTTGAATATGTTCCAATTGGCATGGCTACTTCTACACCACATGGAGTTTACGACAGTAGCGTCCATATGTTATTTAGGGTAGTTACATCACAAGACTTGTGGAACAAGCTATCAAGTGAGGATAGAGGTGCCATACACACGTTAATTAGCCACCTATATCGACAATGGCAAGATGCATTTCCAAATGAAGCGTCATTCATGAAGGCGATGCAAGAACTATGGACAAGGATTAGGTTTGAAGAGCCAGTTGCAACCGGATGGAGTATACTCAAATCACCAGCTCAAAGTTTGCTTGAAACTTTCACCAAGCATAGTGACGAAATTCGTCAAAGGTATGGGGAAGAAGTGTATCAAAAGTTACGTGCATGCATTGTTGGAGATAAACTACTGCCTCTTATTCCGCAAATAGAAATGCCACAAGGGTTTAAGACACAGCTATACAGTCCTTCTGTAACACCAGAAGTGCTAAGAAGCATGGGTTATTTCAAAGTGGCAAAGCGTGAAGAGGCTAAAGAGGTGTCACCAAAGGAGTTAGAAGCACCTAAACCACCAGTTGAAGAGCCTGCAATGGAAGCCCAGCAACGAAGAGAGGTTTGGAGCAACATTGCAGCGGATTTGTTTAGTGCCTTAGAGGCAGAAGAAGGACTTGCATCGGGTAGACTATCATGGGAGCAAAAGAAGCAAGCACAAATAGGTGTGAAGCAACCGACGGCGATGTTATGGCTTGGCGAAAAAGAACAAGATGCTTTCAATGTGCTTATAAAGACGGCAGAGCAAGCTGGCTTGAAAGAGCAGGTAAGATTATCCATTGACACTATATGGACAAATCCGCACCTCAACCTGCCATTCAGCGAGGCACTAAGGGAGCTTGAAATAAGAGGCTTAGCGGTGACCAGTGACCCGACGGCTTTGTTAGCCACTATAAGGGAAATTAAGCATGGGCATGCAATGTCTCACTTGCTGTATGCATACACGAGTGCCTACGGCAAAGTGCGCACATCACCGTTAGTGCAGACTTTAATTGGGCACATTCCGAGCCCGTATGAAGTTTTTGACCTTGCACTGCGACAAATAGAGAAATACAAGGGGATGTCACAACAAGAGGTTCTAAGGGCTACAATGTCTTCACTTGAAACATTGGCGCGCCAACTTGCTAAAAAGAGAGGTGAACCTTTAACCAGCGAAGAGGTTGCATCATTACTTAGTAACGCTCTATATGGTATTGCGACTAAAACTGCAGATGAACTAAGCTCACATGTTACAGATGAAGCATTGCCGGCGTTGCGCACGACAATCTACAAAATGCTTTTGTTCCACACGCTTTTCCCATATCCAAAGGAAGACCATCGTGATGCATGGCAAAAGCTATGGTATCCTAAAGGTATAGAGCGCACCGATGCTATTGATGCGCTTGAAAGCCAGACTTTGGGCTCGCTCAGACTACTTACCGATTTATTCAACATTGCGGTGAAAGTTAACCGAGGAATGCTTGACCGCATAGTAAGAGGCGAAGAAAAACCAACAGCGCCAGAGCGGAGCGAAGTCGTTGAAGCAATAACACGACGAAGAAAAAAACCTGTTAGTGTGCCTGAAATTCCACCAGAAGAAATTGGGAGAGAAACTACCGAAGAGTTAGAAGAAGTAGTTGGAGGAGAACCATTGGTTGCATCCGAAATAGACTGGGTGCATTTGGTAGAGATTGAGGAAATGACGCCAGATGTTGTTGAAGAACTAATAGAAGCAAGGGAGGAAGAAAAAACATCTAAGGCGTGGGCAAAAAGACAAAAAGCTACAATGCCAATTGAAATTGTAAATGTGGAAGATTTGATAGACACGCTTGAGCGTGCGATGCAAGCTTGGGGGATAACCATTGCAAGGCATGCCACCGGAGAAGTTAGAGAAGGTGACAAAGACTTTCTATGGCTTTCTCGCTGGCATGATACTGCTAATATGGTCTTCAAAGGCGCTACAACTGAAGATTTCATATCTGCTTCCATGTTTGCTACCTTAGGAGCGTTCAAGTCTACAGTTGGAGACAAGTATGTTGGCATGAGAGCATCTGAAAGGGTAGAGTTTACTCCAATTGAAGAAGTTGTAGGGCGAGAAACCAAAGAAGGTGAAGAATACGAAGTCTTACCACCAGAGCTAACAACCAATTTAACTATTGAGAAGCTTCGTGGTGTTACAGCGTCTGACCCAAAGAAAGGCTTTGAGGAATTCTTCGACTTGTCAAGGAAAATTCGTCGTCCTGAAGCTGTATTTGAAATTATTGACAAGACAGCACCAAGCATATCTCCTGTGATAAAGACAGCGTTAATCATAGGGACACACGAAAGTGGTGAGATGACAATACCGGGGACGGGCATTAAGAGGTTTTACACTCCAAGTTTACTTGAAGCAATGTGGAGTAGACCTGAAGTTGCACAAAACTATGTCAGGGCACTGCGAGAGCTATCTACTGAATTTGAAAAGAGAAACCAACCTACGCTTGCCAAAGCCTTCAAGGAAGTTGCTGAGATATACTCAGACATTGCAAGTGATGAATTTAGCTGGCTCAAGGTATCAAACATTTATGCTTCTTTGGGGACACTCATAGGAGCGCTACGGTATGTTGAGCGAAACATTGATGCATTTGCTGACAAGCTCCCATCTGGTGTCAGCAAGAAAGAGTTTGCGGATGTGATTAGGAACGCCCTATGGCGCTTGGAGCATACAAGGGAGATTGCACGAGAGCTTCTTGTATCATTCCCGCGTATCAACACCTTCAACAGCGCACTCAAAGGGATAGTGCAAGAGCTACAAAGCGAAGCTGTTACAAGCAAGCTACCAGTGCTTCATATGATAGCTGAGAGTGGTGATGTAATGTTCTTGGAGCAGAACAAACAAATTGTGAGTGATATTGCTCGGGCAATTTCGGACAGAATTACAGAGAGCCTCAAAGGAATGCCAGATAAGACTTTCTTTAAGGATTACCTCTTTAGTTTGCTGACTTCTCAACGGAGCTTATACGAAGTATCTTCAGAGGACATCAACCTAACGCTCAATTACCTCTTTAGGAGGCAATTCCCACAGCTTACGCAAACACCTGATGTGACGAGGCGCACAGCACGCATCCTTAGCCACCTTATTGACTTGATACGACACGAAGCTACTGCGCTTGATGTTATTCTTGCACGGGCGATGCGTGGCAGGATGGAGCTTGAGGCACGCGCTGAAGCGGGCGAAGTGACTGGCGTAGGCATCAAAATGTTTGCACCACAAGTGCATACCAAAGGGAGAGAAATTTATATCTTAGACATTCCCACATCATCGTTTTTGCGTCACACACATGAAACAACTGGGCTAAGTGTTGCAAACATTGGCTCAATCGTTGAAAAAGAATTTCATACAGTTCCTACAATCGCAAGTGCAGTTACACGCACTCTCTTACAAACTGACCCTTGGAATGCTGAAATTATCAACAAGATGCTTCATGAGTTACGGCGCATAGGTATAGACGAGCATGCACCCTCACCGTTAGTTGAGTTCCTCTCACGAGCTTTACAGCAAGCACAACAATCACCTCAAGGTATACCTGCAAACAAACTGGAGTTGTTTATAGCCTATTTGAACGAGCTTGAAAACCACCTAAACCTTCCGTTTATCAGAGATGCACAACAACGGCGCTTTGTTTTCAACACAATCTGTGGTTCCCACCTTAGAGCCTTAAGGGGCTCACTAAATGCACTTAAAGACACCATTGTTGAAGCATCCGGTGGGCTCACTAAAGAAGAAGTGGAGACTGTATTGAATTACTTCTCGTTATGGCAACATCTCATGTATGCGCCACCAGCCAAAGATGTAGAGAGGCTCTATGACCAACTCACTACCATTTACAACCAGATAAGGAAGATGGCGCAAGAAGGTAACCGTAAGAATTTGCTCACACTTGCAGAAAGCTTAAGCGAATTATCGGCACTTCAACTATACCTGTCACAATTAGGGAAGGCATTTGGCAACCTTAAGAACATTCGTGATGTAGAAAGGTTTCTTGAAAAGCCTACAAAGGCTGAAGTTGAAGTGGTTACGGAAAAGCCCCAAAAAGGAGTATATGTGCCAACTGTGCGTGTAGTTGGTGGCACTTATGCAGCACCACGCTTTGTTGTAGATATTTCAAGGATGGTTGACGTATCTTCAATCAAGCCTGTTGAAAGTATAACTGCAGACCACTTAGCAAAGCTAAGTGCCAACAAAGGCATCCTTGTGACCAAAGAAGCATTAGAGAGATATGTGACAGCGCTTCACACTGCGAGCACTTATGCGCTTTTTGTTGCCGAAAGAGAAAATGCTGATGCTGAAACATTGCAACGACTTCATCAAGTCGTCCAAATCACAGAAAAGCTTGTTGAGAATGTTAAGAGTATACCATTTAGGAGCTTCATCCTTACCACTCAAGCACCAGCTTACTTCATTGAGCAATTCGCACATCCTGAGGATATGATTAAACTACATCGTGGGATGATTGAAACACTCAGGGAGGCTATAGAGGAGCTACAGGCAGAAAAGAAAGCAATGCCTGAAAAGTTACCAGAAATAATAAAGCAGATTGACCAACGGATAGAATTTTTGAGCCATTACATAGATGTCTTAACTGCTGCTGAAGAAGCAGCACCATACCCAATAATGGAATACAAGCCAGCCATCAAGGAATTAGCTACCGAACTTAAGCGCTTGCATGAGGAACGTTTGAAACTTGAAAAGCAACTAAAGCATTCTCGAGTAATCAGTAAATCAATTGTAAACCTGTGGAGTATGATACACCACCTTGAAGATGAAATAGCAAGGGCACAAAAACAACTTGAACAACGACCTATATCCTACCTGACGCTGCATGAGACGATAATTGACATACTAAAGCGCATACAAAACATCGACAAATACGGTGAAAGTCTCAAGCAACGAGAAGAGGCACTTAGACAACAACTTGCGTGGACGCATCGGAAAGTTGCAACGCTTGAAAAGATATTGAATAGAGCTGGAGCTAAGGCAAGACCAGATGTTATTGCAAAGTATAATGAACTACAACAAGAAGAGCAAGCGTTACTTAAGGAGCTTGAACGTATAAGGGAGCTAAGGGAAGCATTGCCTGAAGTGAAGCGCATTGCGGATGAAGTAGCCAAGTTAGCACCAGAGCAACCGATATTGCTTAAGCCTCCTGTGGCTCCAGCACCAGAAGGCATGAAAGAAGAACGAACTGTAGACATAAACAAGCTACCTGCGATGAGCTTTATCCCGCTCGGTCCGTTAGCTATAGAAGAGGGTATTAAAGTAGCCTACGGTGAAGCGTTTTCCAGTGCCCTTCAAGGCTTAGCAGGGCTATACCTTGCGCTTAGGAGTTTGCCATTTGCTCATGAAGCGTTGAAGCGTGTGCCTGCATACAAGAACTTTGTCGACAGAGTAGAACAAAGCTTTACAGCGCCAGCGCCACCGAAACCATCGAGGGGTGTTTTGAGGACACCGCCGACAGCCAGCGACCTACTTTACATCATTGACCGCAAATCGAAGGGTGAAATCATTCCACAGCACGAGATTGATGTAGTGATTGACGACCTACTGAAGGCAATTGAAGAAGGACAAGTAACATTTGAGCTACCGAGGGCACTTGCCAAGTTCCGCAACTCACTTCTTCGCTCCTATGATGCGCTCAAAGCAATTGCCAACCAGATTGCGATGCGCTCTGGTGGGCGCTACGACGCAGATACCGTTGCAGCATTCCTTTACCAGACGCTTATTGGTGGTGGTATTGAAGCACGCAGGCGCATGCGCACTGAGCTGCTACCGAAGCTATTTGGTTACTTTGCAGCAGCAGAGCATGTCTTAGAGGGTGGTAAAAACCCAGAAAGTGCGCGGGTTAGAGTGAGTGATATTTTGCGACGGTGGGGAATGAAACTCACCCACCCATTATTAAAGGTGAGGTGGCAATTATGGCATGAGAACATGCGTAATGTCTTTGATGACATTCACAGGCGCATTGCATCGCTAAGTGGCAGGCGCCTAACTGTTGACGATTTAGCACAGCTCAACGAGAAGCTCATACGGGAGTTAGTGTTAAGGTTTGAGCGAGCTGAGGCAGCTGGCTCAAAAGACCCGGCACACAATGTTTTACAAAGCGACCTTGTAGACTTACTTGCAAGGTTACATGGTGTGCGTCGTGGACAAGTGCTCAATGTCTTGATACAGCAAATAGGTGTGCCAGATACGACACTTGCGGGTATTATGCGCAAGAATGCGCAGTTTACTTACAATGCGTTTATGGGTGCTGGCACTATACAACCTATTGATATTAAGTTGTCAGCTGACGAATTACAGAGGTTTCAAAAAGCGAGTGTTTATTTCCTTGTAGGCTCATACAAGGCTTATAAGTTATACAACGATGTTGTTCGTGCTTACCCATTCTACCAAACCATACGACCGCCGATGGCACACTTGGCATTTTGGGCACCGCATCATTGGGACACTTCGTTTAGTGGTGTTTTGAAGGCAGGTGCGCTGGAATGGATTGCACGCGCTATGGGTTCTCCGAGCGCTGACATTTACAGGGCAATGCTTGAAGGACGACGCTTCATGAAGACGATAATACCGCAACGAGAGTTTGAGCCAACAACAGTTGAAGAAGCTTTGAGGCTACTTTCACAAAAGCATGTGCCAATAGCAGGCATACCGCGCCGTGTCATTGAGAATGTTCTTGGTTGGGAAGACCCATTCACCACCGCTTATAGGGCTGTGCGTGGCATTGTTCATATGGCACTTGAAATGCCACACGCATACTCACAAGATAGGCTCATGAAGGCTCTTTACAAAGGTGCAACTAAGCTTGAGCAACAAGGGACGCCAGATGCAATAAACTTGGCAAACCAATATAGACAGCTTGCTGACGAGATTAAAAATGTTGCCTTCCAACAAGTTGGCTACCGTCCATACTACGACCTTGCAGGGAGAAGCGCACGAGTTTGGGAAAGGATGATAGATACGCTCTTTGCCCTCACTGGTAAGACCATCATCACATTCAGACCGACGGTGCTACTCAAAAACTTGAGCATGTCGTGGGGTTCTTATTTCGCTTATGAGCCAACAGAGCCACTACCTGACAAGGTTGAGCGGTTAGCCAAAGCTGCGTGGTTGTTCATTGCCGACCCAGAAGTGAAGAAGTTTGTAGGCTCACAACCTGCGATATCTGAAATTGACGCAGAAGCATTGTTTGGCTTGTATCACAACCTTCTAAGGCTTGCACCACAAGGGCTAAACGACAACGAGAAGGCACGCTGGGTAATTGATAGATTACACGAATTTGCCAAAGACCCAATAAGGGCAATTAGGACAACCAACGAACTTCCATTCGTTCTTGGTGACTTTATGTTCAAAGTATGCGATGCAGTTCCACGCGCTGTCATCTACATTGCCGAATACCTAAAGTGGATTGGCAGAGGTGTAGACCCTGTAATAGCACGCGAACGAGCCTCTATAGCATCACTTATCACACAAGCTCCACTTGTCTCAGGTGGCATGCCACGAGCATTAGCACAAGACCCAATGCGAGACTTTTACCGTGCTTTGACATTCTTCCAGTCATATGGTATAAACAAAGCATTCTTGCAGTTAGATGCGCTTGGCAAGGCGCTGAACAGGCAACTGACGCCAAAGGAGAGGCTTTGGGCATTGACCAACTTTATCACTTCAATCACGGTTGACATGGTAGCAGCTGCAGGATTAGCGTGGTTACTTGCAGAGCACAGTGATGATTGGAAGAAGCTATTTGTGCGTTCTATCTTCATTGATGTAGTGCCACCGATTGCAGGTGACGCTGCTTACAGGGCTTACATGGCAACTGGAAGGTTTAGAGCAGAGCTTCAAATGAAGCATGCAGCACAAGCAATTGAAGGTGCTAAGCAAACTTGGGATGAGCTTCTTGGCGAATATATCGCAGGTGGAGTGACAGCATTACGAGCAATGCTTGGTGAGCTTCCTGCGGAGTATGGGCGTGGCACTACAGGTGGTGGTTTCTTGCCATTGCCACCAGTTGACTTTATTGTGCGCTTACTTGACGACACTTATGATGCGGTTAGGTTAGTAGGCGAAGTAGGGGCGGAATGGGAGCAAATGAAGAAGCGTTATCCGAAGGAAGCGCAAAGCTTAATAGATGTTGTCAAGATGATATACGACAACCCAATATTCTCGTTTGAATTTGGCGACAGGATTATGAAAGACCTGTGGGGCTTTTCTATTGTGTTACATGTTTTAAGTGGTGGGCTTACTCCGATGATACCAGAGACAGTTGCAAGTGCAGGACGAGGCGCACTCTCACTTGAAAAGATACAGGCGCTTATGCCTAAGTTCACGAAAGAGGATATGGAGGCGATGTCAAAGATAAGCAAGGCACTACATGGCATTCAACAGAGCCTCTATGTCTTGCGAGGCGCACCATTTACTGGTGAAGCACTAACATACGCTCACATCATACACATGACTGCGCCAGATGAAGTCAAGCGTGAGGCATTACTTTCAAGGATGCCAAAGCCTGACAAAGTTACACCAGAGCAAGCGACTGCAATTTTGCGCGACATATTACTTTCTGGAATACGCTTTTACAATGTGCGTAGGTTCTTGGTGAGCGAAATGAATAGGAATTCACCGCTTATTGCTACACTTGAAGAATATGCGCGCAAGTCTGAAACACTTCGTGAGAAGAAAAAGACATATGTTTCGCTTGATATGCTCTTGAAGGCTCTTGAAAGGTTAAAAGAAATCCATGAAGAAGAAAAAGAAATACTCAAAAAGGCTAAGGCAGAAGCCCAAATACAGCCAGTCCCAGCAAAGTATGGACTGGGGGGTGAAGAAGAATGAAGTTTTGTCTCATCACAAAGAGTGGTCCAGGATTACCATTACTTTTGCGCTTAAGGGACGAGGGGCATCAAATTGCAGCTGTCATAATGTCAAGGTCGTGCAAGCATTTGTATGATGGTTTAGTGCCGAAGTTTGACAAGGTGCCTGACGACTTTGATGTGTATTTTAGTGATGAGACTGGTTTATCCAAGGTGATGGAAGACCTTCGTAAGTCTGGGAAGAAGGTTTTCAACGGCACAGCGCTTGGTGATAGAGCGGAAGAGGATAGGCATTTTGGGTTAGCGATGGCATTAGCGTCGGGCATTCGTGTTCCATACACGCGTGTATTTAAAGATGTGAACGAGGCAGTAGATTACATCATCAAGCATAACAGGAAGGTTGTCATTAAGCTTTCAGGTAGGGTTGCGTGTGCGTCATCATATGTGGCACAAAATCCAGAGGCTGCAGCACGATGGCTTATGAGGCAACAAGAGGCGGGTTACTTGGTTGATGCTAAGTCATTCATTGTGCAAGACTTTGTTCCGGGGCACGAAATAAGCACGGAAGTGTGGTATTCAAATGGCAAGCCAATACCTGGTTCAATCAACTACACAGTTGAGACGAAGAAGTTTGCACCTGGTGATTTAGGACCGAACACAGGTTGTCAAACTTCAATTGTGTTTGCTGCAGGACCAGACGACCTACTTGTTCAAGAGACGCATAAGAAGATTGCGCCGATGCTTGCAGCTGCGAATGAAAGTGGTGCGTGGGATGCAAACACAATAGTGAGCCACAGGGGTGGCAATCCGTTCTTCCTTGAATGGTGTGGTAGTAGGTTTGGTTACAATGCAATCTTTTGTTTACTCATGTTGATGGGGCGCACACAAGAATTTGGTGAGGTGCTTTACAAAGCTGCAGCTGGAGAAGAAGTTGTGATGAACTTAAGGAAGGGTTATGGGTTTGCAATTAGAGTGTCCATACCGCCGTATCCACTTGAGGGTAGTGAAGCGGTTTCACAAGAGGTTGAGAAGCTCTATGAAGTGTTTGCCAAAGATGTGTATGTTGAATTTCCAGACACACCTGAGGATGTAGAAATCTTTCCGATGGATGTTTACATCAAGAATGGTGAGCTTCGTTGTGCAGGCACAGATGCAATCATTTGCGAAGTGGCATCGTTTGGTGAAACAATAGCTGAAGCAAGAGATAAAGCACTTGAGGTTGCACAGAAGATAAAATGTGATAGTGATATTTACTACAGAGCAGAAGATGCAACAGAGCGCGCAGAGAAAGTCATACCGAACCTTGCATCGCGTGGTATAATTACAGCACCAGGGTATAGTGAAGAACCGGAGCCCGAAGAGGCTACAAAGAAAGACTTGAAAGGGGTTAGACAAATGCGAACATCACGTGGCATAATAAAAGTGGACAGGTTAACATTTGGAGATGAAGAGGGTGAGAGTGATGAAAGTGATTGAAAAGCCATCACCAAATCAAAGTGAAAGGTTACTTGGTAGTGTTACGAATGTGATAGTTCTTCACACTACAGAAGGCAATGCAAAATCCGCATTATCGTGGTTGACGAACCCCGAGAGTAAAGTTAGTGCTCATTATTTAGTTGCACGAGATGGGACAATTTACAAGCTCGTTCCCACGACAAGAAAGGCGTGGCATGCGGGTAAGAGCAGGCTTGGTGTATGCAATCAAGTGAACAACATTTCAATTGGCATTGAGATTGAGAGTTACGAAGGTGCGCGTGATTATCCAGACAAACAATTGGAAGCGCTTGCGTGGCTCATATGGCAAATCATGAAGAACAATCCAACGCCGATTTCCACAATCACCGCACACAAAGACATTAGCATTGCAGGCAAGCAAGACCCCGTTGATTTTCCCTACTTACGTTTTTGGAAAATGTTTGCTAAGGTTGTGTGTAGAGAGGAGGGCATCAAGTGAAGAAGTCAAAAGAGACACTCGTTGCATTAATCAGCGACATGCACATCGGTAAACTCACGCTGTCGTTCAACATTGAGAGAGCGCGCAAGATGATGGAGCGGTGGATGGACAAAATATTGCGCATCAAGGAGTTGCTTGGCAGTGGTTATATCTTTGATGAGTTAGTGGTGGCGTCGCTTGGAGATATTAATGATGGCACAGAGATTTACGCCACGCAACCACATCATCAAGCCATCACGAATGTTCTTCTGCAAGCGGAAGTTGCAGCTGACATCATTGCCACGCAGATAAAGCGTGCCCATGGGCATTTTAGGAATGTTACCTTTGTTGGTGTAGCAGGTAATCACGGGCGTGCTGGCAAAAGGGCACATGAGGCAGCCAACTGGGACATTGCAACATACAAGCTCATGAAGGCTATGTTGCCCAAGACAAGGTTTGTGATAAATGAGCGTGATGATTTTTTGATGGTGCATAAGGTAAAGGGGCATGGGTTATTACTTTATCACGGGCATTATATTAGGATGTATGCACAAGTTCCTTGGTATGGGATAATCACAAAAGTGCTGAAGTGGGCACAAAGTGTAAGGGATGATTGGCGTGTGGCATGTTTTGGTCATTTTCACAGTTGTGGATACACGCGGTTAAATGGCATAGACATATTTTTGAACGGGACGCTTGTGACGGACGATTTATATCCGATGATGACGCTTGGCTTATTATCGTCAAATAAGTGGTGGTTGTTTGGTGTGTCAGAAAGGCATGCCACCACATTCAAGTTTGATATTGATGTAGCAAGCTAACCAGCTTGCCGACCAATTTTTTATGAGAGTGTATTAATAATGGGGGGTGATGAAATCATGAACGCACCTGAGAGTGTTTACGATGCAATGCTGAAGAAGCTTTACCCAGACTATGATTATGAATGGGTAAAGAGCATCAGTGAGATAAAAGAGCGCATCCTCGCTTCAATTGAAAAGCGCCTCAAAGACACTTACCAAATAACAATTCAAGTCACACCCGATATTGAACTTCACATTGACTTTTGCCTATGTGGTGTGAACAAAAATGTGTTCTTAAGCATGTATGTTTACCATACAACTTACGGGCAACAACGCTACTATTCACTTGAGAGGTTACCAGTGTCTATGAGGCTGTTAGTTATGCAAGCACTGTATAATTTCATTTGCAATGCAAAAGAAGAAGTGGAAGCTAACAAGCAAGCCAAGAACCTTGCCAAAGTAATTATTGGCTTACTTGATAAAGAAGTTATTGAACACATACTAAGAGAGGTGATGCAAGATGAACAACAACGAGAGAAAGACGACCAAGGCGCGTGATATTATCATGCGTGTCGGGTTCTTACTCAACAAGGTATTGGAAAAGACTGACGAAAACACAGAGCTTCCGTTTGACTTAAGTGACCCTGACGATTTAATACTTGTGCTAAGTGCTGCCATTTACAACATAGCGTTTTGGCTTGCACGAAGCATCGAAGAGACAACCAAAGAAAAGCAACTGCCCATAGAGCTGATATCAATAAACGACATTTTATGCGCCGCAACAAGGCTTGCTGGCAAGGTCACAAAAGAACGACTGTCGCCTTACACTTCACAAGATGAAGTTACGAACATACTCCGTTTTTCAACAATGTGGACAACATCGCTCATATGGGGTTTAGATTTCCTTACGAAGCTTATAGATGAGGGGAGTGAGGACGATGACAAGGTATCAAAAGGGACGAAGGCTGGAGTATAGAGTGAAGGAGTTGCTTGAAAGGGAGGGCTACTTTGTTATTCGTTCTTCAGGAAGCCATACACCCGTTGACATTGTTGCCATTAATGAAAGTGAAGTTGTTCTGATACAATGTTGCACTAAGAAAGACAAGAAGCGAAAGGCTCGTGAGCTATCACAAGTAGTGTCGCCAAGATGTGTGAGAAAGATGGTATTCTATCTTGACAAACACGGTAAAAGGAGTGTGATGTTAAGTGAGCAAGTGGATTAATTTTCCAAAATGGTGTGCACGTCGTCTTGAGTGGTATCTCAAAGACGGGCGAGTTGTCAAGATACTGAAGGTTTTATGGGAAAGCACATATGAATGTGGTGGTGGTTACTTGCGTGTTCCTTTATCAATTAGGGAGATAGCGAGGCGCACTGGGTTGCATATGGAGACAGTGCGTCGTCTTCTTGGGCGCAATCCACGATACAGGGCAAGGCTTGCCTATTTGACGGTGCAATATGTTTATGATGGAGCGACTAACACCATTGGTGTTACTTTGAGCCAATTAGGAGAAGCAGTAGCGGAGGCACTTGTGTCAGGACAGACCTTGACCTACTCAGACCTTCTAAAGCTCATCAAGTTTTTCAGGGTTCACCCCCTGACACTACATATTTTGTGTAAGAAGTTTAATCCGTTCCATAGAAGTAGTTCTGTAGATGATAAAGAAGGTTCTAACTCTAACAGAGTGCGTGCGAACAGCACGCGCAAAGAAGGTCTTATTCTTTTAGACGAGAGGAGGCTTCTTTACAGGGAGTTGGTAGAAATTGCAGGGAAAAAGCTGACACACAAAGAATTTTCCATTTGCTGGGGTATATGGAGAATGCTACGAAAGAAGGGCTTCTATGCTGAAGAGATTTTCTACTTCATCAAGCAAGCACTTGATGTAGTGTCACCTAATTGTCGTAATACACCCACAACTGTCATGAAAACATGTGCGAAACTTGCAATTAAAAACATGCCATCTCTAAAAGCAATTAGGACGGAGAAGGTAAAGAGGGCTAAGACTGACAAAGAGGCATTGAAGGAGACAATTAAGAGGGTGCGTGAGAAGATACAGCTCTTAGAGGAAAAGACAGAGCCACAAAGGAAGGAACAATGCACTCGCTGTGGTGTCGTTGAAATATGTCGCGTCTTTGAGCTTTCTCGGTATGCCCTACCTAACCCGCCAATGGCATACCGAGAATGCATTGCTTACATGGGCAAAAAAGTGTGCAACCAGTGCTTCACTGAGCTTCGTAAAATCGAAGCTCGGTGCTGGCTGGAAAAACTACAACAGGAGGGTGATGCTCTATGACGCAAAAGAAGCACACACTTAAAAAGCGCCTTGAAGAGCTTGAAGAACACCTCGAAGCGCTCGCAAGTGCAAACGCAACACTCGAAGAAGAGGTGATGGAATGGGAAGCTTTGGCATTGGATTTGTATTTCGCCTATAAAGATTGTGAAGGTAAATTAACATCAAGGCTTGAGGAAGCGATTAAAAACATCATTCATTTCCTTGGGATACCTAATAGGGAGGGTGATGGGAATGAAGACGCATAAGATAACGCGTGGTGCGGCACTTAGCATCACCAAGACATTCAGCATTAAGAGCAAGCCGTTCGTTGAAGACCAAGATGAAGCTTTTTCGGTATTGCTAAACGAAGTTGCACTGTATGTGAAAAAGCACAAGCCAGTCATCATTGCCGTGCAAGTGCAAAAGACACAGAACTACTGCTCTAAGTGCGGTGTATGGGAAATTGAGTGGACTGTCACTCTCGTTACATCTGCACCGCAACCAAAAGAGCCAATCTATGACGAGGACACTGGCTCATACTATGTCATAGTCACAGAGTGACCGGGTGCCCAATCTTTTATGAGCAGGTATTATATATAGGGTGAACGCCCAAACCTACATCACAAGGAGGGGTGATGTGTATGAGCCTGCAAGTGAAGAAGCTCGGGAAACAGCCAATCAAGCATGCGACCATCGCCGTCTATGGACCACCAAAGGGCGGGAAGACGACATTTGGTGCAAAAGTTGCCCGCGCCCTTGGTGGGCTGGTTGTGGACATTGAAAAGGGGACGGACTTCCTTCCCTTCCACGTCGATGGCATTCAGCCTGAGACTTGGGAGGAATTGTTAGCGATACCGAGTGAGTTTGGTGGTAAGTATCCGTGCATTGTCATCGACACCCTTGACGCCGCCTACGATTTGCTGTCAAACTATGTCGAAGCACAAATTGGAACAGACATTGAGAAGGCGGCGTATGGCAAGGGCTTCGCGCTGGCACGTATCAGTATCGTCGACTGGATTAGGGCACTACGAAAGTGCTTCCAGCTCGTTGTGTTCCTCATCCATGTAAAGCCAGGATTGGAAGCTGGTGCATCAACTGTGGACCTGCCGGGTAAGACTGGGCGAGCTGTTCTGGCAGAGTGCGATGCGATAGGTAACATTAGTGTGCAGGTTGTGGAAGGTAGGTTAGTTTACCAAGTCTCATTCTCGCCCGCAGCAGGCAATGTTGGAGCACGCATCCCAACACTACACAACACAGTGTTCCCGGCAGAAGCAGAAGAACTGCTAAAACGGCTAAACTTAGCAACAACAGAGAGACCACAAGAACTCCCAGTTGAAGTTGACGAAGCACCAACGGTGGTAACAAGCACTGACGCAGTTGCACTGATTGAAGGAGTGCTTGACGCACCAGTTGAAGAAGAACCATTCCCGCAGTTCCTACAAAGAAAGCTCGCTGATGTTGCGAAGAAGAATGAAGCAATCGCAGCAGTCGTAAAGCTGATGACAAAAATTTATAGCTCACCAGAAGTATCAGATCCGGAGCGCCAAGAGCTGGAGCGCCTCGGAAGGGAATGGGCGGAGATTGTGGCATCAAATAAGCCTTGGAAGGCACAAGAGTTCTATAAACAGAAGCTCCGCCCATTCTTAGAGGAGCTAAAGAAGAAAGCATCGCCTAATGGCACATAAGAGCCATCCTCTCCGCCGTCTCAACCTGTCTCGCTACCCGCACAGGGGGACGGCTTTAAAGCCGTCCCCTGTAAAACTCAAAAGGGGGGTGAATGATAAAAGGAATGCGCCGATGCATGTATAGCAAATGTAAGAAAAGAGCGGTGGGAAAGATACGGTATGGCGATGATGTGTTTTATCTATGTGGTGACCATATAGTTGTTGCTGAGAGAGAACTCAAAAAGGTGGCAGGTTGGCTGTTTATTCCATTTAAAGTCACATTCTTTAAGGGGGTGATGAAGAATGAAAGTGGTAGAAAGCATCGCAAGACACATCGTAAAATGTTGCGTGTGCGGTAGATTGGTGGATGCTGAGGTTGCTATACCACTATGGTGCAACTTCATCTTACGAGATAACGGGAAGGGCTCACAGATGGTGTGCGGGCTCAAGTGCGAAGAACAGGCATGCACTGTGTGTCTGTGGAATGGACAGTGTTCCTTCCAAAGGGGTGATGAGGATGAGCAAAGAGAGAAGTAAGACACAAAAAACAGTGGAAAGACTGTGCAGAAAACACGGATTTATCGTGACTGTCACACCCAAAAACTTGAACTTGTATTTTCGTATTATCAACCCCGACACCGCCAAAATTGTCTTCCTTGTGCGCAACGAGATGTATTACGGCAAGAAGCGTAGACGGTGGTATGAAGTAGTGTGTCCTGAAGATTGCTTCTTCATGTCATATGACACACTGCAAGAGGCATTCAAACAAGTCGTGTTCCTTTTAAACTCCGTGTAAAAACAGGGGGTGATGAAGATGCAAGAAGTATGGGTTAAGGTGAATAACAACGGGAAGGTGATTTGCCCATTCTGCGGAATGCAGTATACCATCATCATTGACGATGATGGTATAACTGCAGAGGAAGTGGAAAAATGCGAACACTGGACTGGTGACTGGGACGCCTACTTGGGCGTTCCACCATACATAGAGTTCCTGTTTGTCCAAGGTAAGCGCATAGACACATAGATAGCATACGACCTTTAAAGGGCGACACACCCTGCAACTGTGTGTCGCCCTTTAAGTTTTATGAGCGAGTATTACATATGACGGCAACTGAAGTAAGGTGCGGGATAACAAGCCCGCACAAAAACGGAGGTGAATAAAATGACAAAAGAGGAACGATGCGAACTGCTGTATCCCATCATTAAGGGAGCCAGATGGACATATATGGCTATGGGACCGCAGACGCTTACGACCGCTTTCGCTGGTATCAAGTTTGATTGGGTCAACGATAGCTGGGATGAGTTGGGCGACAAGATACTGAGCTTGTTAGACTTACTTTCACATTCTGAAACAATTGTTTATAATGCTTTAGGCGAAGCACAAGACAAATTCGATAGGGATCCGGTCTTAATGTTTGTTGCTTGCGGGGCATTGTGGGATGTCAGGCAGGAGCTTGTTAGTAAACTGCGACAGTTACAAGAGAAAATAATGGCAATCGCAGACGTGGTGGTAGAGTATGTGTCTGACACTCATCCGCTAAGAGAGCTTTACATTTATCTTGAACAAATTGACCAATAGAACACATACGGATGGCGCGAGCGCATCTTTTGTGTCGCGCTCGCGCCATCCTTCGCAATCGCACCATTGTGGGATTGTGGGATTGTGGGCTAACATGCCCACAAAAACAAAACCATTTGATGGGAAGGAATGTGAAGCACTTAAAGAAGAAACATAACATAGCACACGGTTGAGAGCGCACAGAAGTTCATTGTGCGCTCCCAACCGTGCATCATTTATAAGGAGGTGAAGTATCATGAAATGGTGGGTAAAGAAATGCCCACACTGCGGAGAGTGGCTTGAAGCACGTCCAGCAAACCCGTGGTGGACGAAGCGAGAGGACGAGGAGGAAATTGAGCTTGAAAGGGTTTGCTGGTATGGAGGAGTGCGGTGGTATATTGGCGACACGCTGACGCGTGTCGTCAACGTAGACCATGATGATGAGAGGTGTCGGATACTTGCCGAAAGAACGGAAGATGAAAGTAACACAACATAACACATAGACACATAAACACCGCTGGGTGGCATGCGAAAAGGCATTCGCATGCCACCCAACACTTTATGGGCGGGTATTAAGTATGGCGCGGTATCCTAAACTAAAAAAAGGGGTGGTGAATATGATTAAGGTTAATGGACGTGAACTCAAAAAAGCACTGTCAAATGCGGGGAAATTCATTCCTCGTAAGTCGCCACTACCTGCACTATACACTGTCAAATTTACTACACACGAAGGTAAACTGGAGATTGTCGCAACGGACATAAGGGACTACTTCGTTACTGAAATTGACGCTGTCGCTGATGCAGAGGAAAGTTTTTGCGTGTCCTATAATGATTTGAAAGCGCTGGAGTATACTGACGATGTGGTATTTAACCTCCATGGCGATAAAATTGACATCCAGACTGGCAATATTACAACAACACTAAGCGTAATTAATCCTCGTGAATTTCCAATTCTCTCTACTTTAGGTGACGTTGTTTGGCAATACACATTTGATGCAAGGCAGTTTGCTGATGCGCTGACGAAAGCACTGATGTGTGTTGCTGAAGATGAAACATGTGGAGTTTTGCATCATATTTTAGTAGAACCATGCGAGTTTGGTCTATTTGTAGTTTCTACGGATACTCGCCAACTACTTGTTCAGCTTGTTCAGCGTTTATCAGGCACTGGTCACATAATAGACAAAAAATCGTTAGTCTTGTCACATGCAACAGCTAAAAGACTGGCTAAAGTTATCCGTGATGGTAGCGTTGTTGTTACAGGATACAGTAATAATAATATCGAACTGAGAACCAATGCCACTCGGATAGTCTCGCTAACCGAAAAAGATAACTACCCTGACTGGCGCCGGATTAGGCGAGAAAATTCATCCGTTGTTTTTACTTTGAATGCCTCCGATTTAGCCGTTGTGAATAGTTTTCCTATCCCAAAAGAAGAAAGAATGCCACGAATTTATGTGACACTTGACATCCAAGGTTCAAAAATGATGCTTGAATACCGCTCAGAGGATGAACAAGTTGCCTCACGTGCGGTAGTGGACATTAGTGTTGTGCATTCTGGGATAGAGAAAGATACTTTTGCCATGAATGCTAAATTCCTGCACAACATCGCTAAGTTGTTTGGCGGTGAGGTTGTTACCGTTCATTACGAGAATAACCATTCGCCACTCTTTATAGTAGCATCAATGCGTTATGTGGTGATGCCAACGTATATGGACACATAGCACGTAGACACATAGCACATAGACACATAGCACGGCTGAGGCGCATCCATGAACGTATTATGCGCCTCAACCGTGTCAGTTTTTATGGGCGTGTATTGTGTATGACGAGCCCAACCTGTGTGGGATTGTGGGCTAACATGCCCACAAAAACAAAACCATGTGGAGGTGAAATATGATGGCGGTGTGCGATAGGTGCGATAGGTGCAATAAGGAAGCACGGTGGGGTATGAAGATAGTAGCAAAGGGTGGAGAGAGAACTCTCACTCTCTGTGATAGGTGTAGGGAAAAAGTATACAAGGAGCTTCGAAATGGCGGAGAGGTGGTGGTGGAGGAGCAATTGCTGGATGACAATGAATTAATCTACGTCTACGAGTTACTGAATGGAGAGCAGTTGAAGGAGGAAATTTGGTGTAAACAATGTGGTAGGATGCTCGCGGAAGGAAATCCAATGGTGTGGGATTGGACGTGGGTGGATTGGCATTTTGATGGGAAGGAATGTGAAGCACTTAAAGAAGAAACATAACATAGCACATAGACACATAGCACGGCTGAGGCGCATCCATGAACGTGTTATGCGCCTCAGCCGCATCGTTTTATGGGCGTGTATATGGTGGCGGTGGTGGTATTGTGCTACCGCCACCGCTCCTTCTACATAGAGATAAACACATATAGAGACACATAATGATGCGGCTCAGCCGCATAATACGTTCATGGATGCGGCTGAGCCGCATCGTTTTTTATGAGCGTGTATTATGTATGACGGACTGTAAACCAAAACCAACGGAGGTGAGTGAAATGAAGGACGAGCTTATAATGCAGCGAGACTGGGAAAAACTTCTATCGCCAATAGCGCCAGAAACTGTAAAAGAATTGAAAAAATTAGAGGCGGACGGCTTCGTCATCTGCGCTGTTCGCGCAGGGACGAAGCTGGAGCTTAGTGCCGGGTCATCGTCTTCGTCAATTGCATGGTATAAGGCAACGTGGTGGGTTGTGGCAGGAAAGCCACGCGAACGACAGGTAGGAGTAAGAAGCTGGCAAGCGGGAACGGCGGGAGGTAGGTTTATACAAACAGAGGTAACGCTGGCAGCAGGAGATGCGGTAGCGGTAGAGATATGGGACGGAACTGGTATGGAACTGAGGATAAAACGAAAAGTTTATGTTGCAGTTCCCAGCACATAATAGACACATAACATAGACACATAGACACATAATGATGCGGCTGAGGCGCATTCACGGCGCGTTACACGCCTCAGCCGCATCGTTTTTTATGGGCGTGTATTGTGTATGACGAGCTGTAAACCAAAACCCACGGAGGTGAGCGAGTATGTTTAAGCGCTACAAAGCGCCAGGGTGGGACGAAGTTGTAAAAGCGCTGCGGGCAAGGTTAATAAATCAGAATGCGCTGGTGGAGTTGGAGAACGGAGCCATTGCCGTCTGCTTGATAGAAGAGGAAACGGAAGATGCAACAGTCGAGAGACGTGTGAGATATAGTATCATTTATCCTACAGACGTGAAGGTAGAACAACTTGACATTCCTCATCCTTACGAGAACAAGAGGATACGAGCGTTACTTGGCTCCTTCCCAGGCACAATGGTTGTCGAAAAGATAGTGGACGCGTGGATGGGCAATCGGATGTGTGAATACAAAATAGAGCGATACAGGATACACAGTGATGGACACGTTGAAGAAATTCCGCTTGTGCAAGAAGTTGAGTAAAGACAAAGGCTGGCGTGGGAACTCGTCACATAGCGAGCCCACGCCAGTCGTTCCCGGGGCTGGTGGGGGTTGAGCCCTCACCAGCCCCGGTGCAATCGCACCATTGTGGGATTGGTGGGATTGAAACTGCAGGATGCGGGTATGTTAGTCTACACACAAACCACAAGGAGGTGGGTTAGCATGGTTAGCATGGCGGCAAAACTTGAACGCGTTAAATCAGTTAAAAGCGCGCTTCCCTGTGATTGTGATTGTCACACAGGCAAGTGCAATCACACTTCTACACCCTGCCATGAGCTTTATGAATATCGCGAAACGTGGCAGTTAACATTACCCGGACAGACTTTCACATTTGAACACTCGTATGTTTATGACAACTACAAACATCATCACGAGGTTTTCAATTTCGACATAGAAAAACTGCTAACTCAACGGGGCTTCAAGGTGTTCAAGTATAACACACAGAGCAGTGACTTTTACTCTTACAGTGAGCGAACCAGCTTCGTAGTTAAACCCATCCGTAACTGCTATGTAATTGAAAACGTTCCTCACCTCATCAGTCGTGCACCTTGGTTTTCACACACTCAAAGTACAAGTGTCTATTCTCATTACCTCATCATACCTCCCCACGCTAATGAAGCAGAATGGGAAGTCACTGAGTTTGGTTCATCCAACGTGCCTCACAGTTATGACATATTAGTAGAAGATCCAGAGACAGGGGAGAAATTCGTAATGTTGGCACAATGTTGGGGGCATCAAGAGTGGTGGCGGACAACTCGCTTTTACTACAAAGATGGACAATTGTATGAAGAAGATGTAGCATCACATTGGAAGTGTGATGGTCCATGTTCGTATGATTATGATGAAGATGAAGTTGACAATTCATAGTTAGAACGAACCCGGCACATAACATAGACACATAATGATGCGGCTGAGGCGCATTCACGGCGCGTTACACGCCTCAGCCGCATCGTTTTTTATGAGCGTGTATTATGTATGACGGACTGTAAACCAAAACCAACGGAGGGGAGTGAAATGAAGGACGAGCTTATAATGCAGCGAGACTGGGAAAACCTTCTATCGCCAATAGCGCCAGAAA